CAGAATCAGAGTTAGCCCGAAGCTCATCGGGGATATCTTTGTGGAATGCATACACCTTACTGAAATATGTTGGTGTATTGTCCAACTTGTAAGATCCGCCTGCAGATTCGGTGCCCGGTGCTCTTTCTGCCATCTCATCACGGTTGAACTCACCACGGTCATAGACATAATACCGATCAGACTGTTTGGTGACTGGGATATTAGGGAAAACTTGATTGGAAATAAAACCAGCTGCCGACTGCATATAGGCAATCGAGATGTTGGTCAACGGCGTATTTACATGGACATCGCCGGGGGTAGGTCTACTCATTGTTTGTACTCCTTATATATTGTTAAAAATTATTGAAAATTGATTATGCGTTTAACTGAGCGTTCTGATAAAGCAATACTTCACCAAGATCACCGCTATCCCCGCCGACAATACACAAACCCTGTACATAGTCGCCACCAGTAGCAGTTGTAGCCAGGCCAGTATTAGTGGAAGCAACTAATGCCATTTTTGCAACAGTTGCCCCTAAAAGAACACGGACAACTCCTTCATAGGCTACAGGGACAACTTTTCCGGTTGCATCACCATCTACGGTATCAAGTACACCAACACAAGCACCACCGGCAACATCGTTAAGCAGAACTTGGCCATCGGTATTCCCTTTCATGAACTTGTACATATTGCCTTTCTGATCACCGAGAACAGGAAAAGACAAACACTTTTTGTTTCTTTCAGACATTATTTGTACTCCTTTTGAATTATTTACTTACAATTTATTGTTACAGTTCAGCCGGAGTATTAATTCAGGCTTTCTTCGTACAGTTGTTTGCCGACCGGAGTATCAAGGATTTCCGTATATGCTTTATGAAAATCCACTCCTGTTTTCTCGGCGTGCTCTTTAGCCAGTTTGGTCAATTTACCGTTTGCATCCAGATCATCGCCTTGCCCACCGTGACCAGCTTCCTTGAACAGCTTGGAGGAGGATACATTACCAGCAGCCAGCATCGCCATTTGAGCCTTTTGAAGATTCTCAGGGAGAGCGCGAATAGCACGGAGAGTTTCTCCTTTCTCTACAGCAGTACCAGGGAGATTCGGCCAGAGTTTGACAGCTTCCTCAGACAACTCTTTGAGAATACGTGCATCACGCTCTTCTTTAGCAATAGCCCGGTCATCTGCGGCCTGCTTCTCAAGAGCTTCCATCTTAGCGCCCTGCGCTTTTAATAGTTTGTAGGCAGCTTCACCTACTACTGATTTAGAAATCGTCTCACCGTCCATTTCGAAAGACTCGTCGGCGCTTTGGGTACGCTTCTTGGTTACTTTCTTGGCATCGATTGATTTGGCAAACAATTCAACGTCAATTTCGTCGTCTTTGGTTGCTGATTTCAGGATTACTTCTTGATCTGCTTCTTTCAGGGCAGTATAAATTGCTTTCTGCTCGTCAGTAATCCCGGCCATTGCCTTGTAAAACAAAATTCCTTTTTCCACTTCGTTTACCTCCGTATTTGTTTTTGATTCGACGGAAACAGACACGATGTCTTTATCCGACTTTATTGCGTCCGTGCCTTTTACCTTGGAGGTATCGACTTGGACAAATTCTTCTTGACTATTTTCATCTGCCATCTTGATAATGGAGATATGTGCATTCTGGTTTGCCCCTTGACCAACAAAGGAAACTTCGTCAAATGACAAACCTTTTAACGTTCCCTTCTTTCTTGTTCTCTTTACCATTATTCTTCCTCAATCCGTTGTTCCGCTTTTCCACCAACAGAAAACATAGGGTAATCGCCTTTGTCAATCTTTGCCAATACTTCCTCGTCAGTAATCTGGAAGCCACCCCACCACCCTTCTACACCAAGAGAGAATTGAGCATCTTTAATGCCGATCTGCTCAAGCGTCTTCAGGATAGCTTGCTCTTTCTCGTAAGTGAACATCATTGACTCAACCAGATTACCTACACCCTTGCGTAAATGGCTCTCTCCTGCTATCCTGGCATTGAGCACGAAGTCATAGGCGGCTTTCTCCAGCTCTTCTGTCTCGATGGTGTCCTGTTGGAGATCCTCAACCAATTCATCACCAATCTTGTTGACGTTGAAGAAGCCAAACACCATCCGGTTCTCGGTATCAACTTTGGTTATCTGGAGCTTGCCTTGTTTTTGTATATTCATTATTACCTTTTTGGTTTATCTAATATCAATCTATAAAACTCAACACATCTGCACTTAATGGTATTCTCAGCAGTCCCATTAGGATCACGCGGAAACATCAACGGGCCAAGCGGTGTTTGAAAAGGCTCATCCAGTTTCCTTCCATCGGGATTCATACCAGGAATCTCTCTGTGTGCCTGCCTGGTCCGACTATCTCCGGTATAATGCCAAAACCGTCTCAGCTTCTCTGTATCTACATCAGCATTATTAATCATCTGATCAAGTGCGGCCCTATTACCTATTGACACAGCCCTTAGTGCTTCTGTCCTGGCAATAGTCTCAGCCCGGTGCTTGATATATCTTTCCCTGTAACGGTTGGTCATCTTCTCTATCTGCTCAGGAGAAAGGGGTTTTTGATCAGCAATAGCCCTACTGATGATAGAATCGTGCCTCTTATCCCTTAATTGTCGCTGTAATGCTTGCTTGTCAAGCTGTTCGAGGTATGACTTATAGTTCCTTACACTTTGCTCCTGTTTTACTGTGAGGCCTAAAGTATTGCGGAAATTCCTTGCAGTCTCTACAGGATTAATACCAGCTATCTGGTCAGCTATCAAAGATGTTCGTACAGCCTCTCTCGTGTTCCTTCCTATCTGTTGAATCAAATCCAGTTTGTACCTTTCCAGAAAAGCAACTGTGGCCTGATTATATAAACTCACCATCACATCTTTATTCAAGAAAGCACCTGCAGGTATCATGGTTGCCGGAAGAGAAGCCCCAGCACCTAATGCCTGATCAATTACGGGAGAGAGTTGAGCGGCAATCTTTGGCTCAATATTCTCATACATTCTCATTACAGCATCAATCCCGCCTTCCTGTAGGGCCCTTACAATAGCTGCCCTTGATTCCTGAGTACGCAATTCATTAAATGCCTTTATCAAAGCAGAGCGCATCTTTGGCTCATATTTGTTTGCTTCTAAGATAAAGGGGGAAATGGCCATTATTTACTCTTTCTCAAGAAATTCTTTACAATAACTTTCTGCCGCTTCTACAATATCCCGACTCATATAACTCTTTCCTGAATCAAGTTCACCAGCCAATATTAATATACCGAGCAGGAGTTTGAGCAGTTTTGTAGTCATTAATCCTCTTCCTCAATCAATTCGGTATTTGGTTTAGCATTAACTGGTTTAGTCGGGTCAGGATTAATCGGCTCATTATCAAAGTTTATTTCATCCCTTGTTTCTTCGCTTACAGCAGGTAGCCCAGCCAGCTCTCTCAGATGATTCTCTGTATCAATATCAGTAAACATCATACCAGCACCACTCAGCTTTTGGATAAAGTCACCAAGTACACCAATGTTTTCAGGTTTGAGCTGACCGGGAACTACATGGGGCATATACTCTTGATCCAGCCCATTCAACTGCCAGAGTTTAGGGATAAGTTGTCTGTTAATTGTAGCCGCTATTGACTCAAGCCACCCTTCTGCTGCTCTCAGGAATATATCTGTTTCATTCTCAGATTGAGCATACCCGCCTTTACTGCCAGACTGGCTCATCAAGATAAACTGAGCAAGTATTGTTCTGGCTATATCACCCTGGTACCGCTTAATAACCTTATCTGTATCAACAGCTCTTGTACCATTGGCATTTACTAGGGCAAACTCAACTTGTCTTATAGTTCCGGGATCACCCTCACTATTATAGAAAGGGTCAGAGGGCAGGACAATCCCACCCTGTTCATTGAATTTAACATCTCTGACCATCTTCTTATATGTCTCAACAGCTGCCTTGGCTTCTGTAGAAGTACCATTAAGAATAGCAGAGGGGATATAAACTACAGGAAGACCGTTCAACTCTCTTTCTATAGCAATCGCCTCAATTTCCTGGATGTTCTTCAGGAAGTACCAAGAGCGATAAGCAGCACGCAGAACAGAGCGGCCTTCAGGAGAATCTTTAAAAGGGTGTGGTCTGAAGTGTAGGCTCTTTTCCATTGGGATATAGCGAAGATTACCACCATTCGGCCCTTCTTGCCACATTCCGAAGATACAGCCGGATTCATCCATATCCCATCTATCAAGTGTTTCTTGGGAGCGGTCAGCTAACTTGTATATGCCTATTAGCCCATCATCAAATAAAGAGGTGGTCTTTTGATCATTTGTTATACCGTTTCGTCTCTTGTAACATACCTCTGTCCATTGCCAGCCATAAGGGAGCATGGTCAGGATATTAGCCACAAAGTCATCCCAGGTATGGCACATATCATTAAATAGAACGCCCTCAACAAATGCTACAGCCGAATCGTGATCTTTTATACCAGCAGATACATCAACCACTTTCTCTTCATTACTAGTGTCTGCATCTTCTATCTCGGCATCTTCTTTTGGCTCTACTCTCCACTTAGCAGCTCTTAGTAACATCTCTACGGCAAACAGGATAGCTCCTACAGTAGCGTCATTATCCCGCATCTCTCTGTAGATTCGCCTGCCCCTTTCCCCAACCAGTTTAATAATGAATTCGTCGTGAACAAAGCCTGTAGATATCTTGACACCAGCAACACCAGCAATGGCCATATGGTCTTGCTTGACGTTGTCTATAGGCGGTTGTCGGTTTGAATCTTCTATAAAGTTGTTAGCTAGCATTATATTCTTTTAATTTTGGATGATTAACCAGCACATTAAAAGTTTCTTCGCAAAAAACAGTCATTGTATTAGGTTTCTTTGAGTTAAGTTCTAATATTTTTTTAGTCTCTGCAATATCTTCAGTATTTATTGTTGAATCAATATTCAACCCCAAAAAGGAAACATATTGTTTTTTCATCATTATTCTCTATTGGTCTTGTCTAGAATTTGGAACTCCAGCGCAACCGCCCACAGTTCCTTGACCCATCTTGGCCACTTTAATAACCCGACTATATGCCCGACTCATTGCATCAACAAAATCTTTAAAGCCATTAGGGAAGAAACCTATTTCATCCAAAAACTCAGTATTCCAATTCCCTTTCAATATTTTTACATTCCCGGCCTCACATTGAGCAGATAGTGGTTCAGCCCTCAACACCTTATCACCTGACTCAGTGGAATACTTAACGTTATATTCAGGGAGATAAGTAACAAATGATTTAACCTGGCTCTTTCCTGCCTGGCCTGGGTCTTGAGGTAAGTCAATTATCGTTCCTATGGGGTCTTGGCTGGCTGTATTCCTGATAGAGCGCCTTACCCCTTCTGGTGTCTTCCTAAAATGCTTGGCGTGTCCTATATAGTAAAGTCCGTCTGGTCCTTGCTTCATCAATACACCAGCTGTATAAGCAGGGCCATTACTTGACTTTGCTTCTTGAGCAGTGGTAGCAGCAAGATCCCATCCTCTTACCCATACAGTACCACCTTCTGGCACAGCATTTACTATCTCAAAGTAATTCTCGTCAAACATTGCCCCTTCTCTTGGCTTAGGGGATTGGCCGAACTGCCCGGCAAACCCGTATGAACCAAGTTTGGTCTTGTTCTCTTTTAATACAGAGTGATCTAATCGAACTGGATCCATCAAACCATTCTTATAGAACTTCTTGAGGGAAGGTGGCTTAATCTCGTACTCTGTGGATGCAGGAAGTACTATATGTTTAAGTTTGGTACTCTTCTGAACTACATTTCCTGTAGGATCGTCTTTATGAAGTCTCTGCATAATCAGAATGGTTACAGTAACCTTCTTATCTACTTTCCTGGTTGATAAGGTTTGATCCATCCACCTATTAGCACTATCCCTTTCTGTATCAGATAAAGACTGTTTAGGGTTGACCGGATCATCAATAATAATAAAATGAGCATGAAGTCCAGTACCAGTTGCGCCGACAGCCGTGGAGAAGCGGGTGCCGTTGTTGGTATTTTTGAAATTGGACTTCATGCTCTTGTCTGGTCGTATCTCTAATTCAGGGAAGTATCTTTTGTATTTATCGGACCAAATAAGATCCCTGGTCAATTCCGCATGTTCTAAGGAGAGGGCTTGGTTATAAGATCCGGTCATAAACCTTAGATCAGCACCGAGCCAGTCTATATATGAACCATCCTTTTGCTTCCTCTTGTGTTGAAGAGGGTTTCTGGCTATCCACACCCAGGCGTTGAACATTACAGTACAGATAGTTGATTTACTTGTTCCTGGGGATATATTAATAACTAAGTCGTATTCTTTTTCTTGACGGTTTATTACAGTAACAAATGTCTTTTCCATCTCTTGGCAGATGTATTGCATATGCCAATTCCAAACTGGTTCTTCAGGGATGATGGTATCCCAAAACTCTTGAACAAAATAGTAGAAGTCTCGACGACACAACTCAGCACGGAGTAACTCGGGATTGCTTACTATAGTTCTAAGCGCTGGATGGTTGTCAAGAGGTTGTTTCATTTATTTATCTTCATCTCCCCAATTAAGGGAGTTGGCATAATCTATTGCTGCTCTTAATGAGCCAGTACATACAGCATTAACCCGCCATGGAGTATAATAAGTTTTTGATGGTTTTATTTCTTTATGCTTAGAACAGAGATCATCATTACAATTTACTTTCCCTGCTCTGTTGCACCCACAAACTATCATGCCATTCTCCAATTTATATGATGTTTAATCCATCCAGCGCTTCTTTAAGTTTCTTGACAGCGGTTATTTGCTTTTGCTGACGCTTTATCCGTTCTTTTATATTGATCAGGTATCTTTCTGTCTGTATAGGAGTAGTAGGTAGGTCAATGCCTAATAGCTCACCAATCAGGAATATATTGAATGCTGCTGTCTCGTAGTCTATAAGATCAGTATCAAGCATTAGTTTCTGTGCTCCTCTTCAAACTCAGTCACTTCCTTATTACTCTCAAACAGTTTAGTTGCCAGCCCTTCCAGGCTCTTTAACTCCACCGTAGTAAGACCGGACAAGTCTATTTTATTTATCACGGTAGTATTACCCTGGATAGCTTTACCATCAGAGGTTACATCCTTCTTATCTATTAACCCTAAGTCTCTGCATATGATATTGGTATTAAAGAAGCCTGCAGCAGCTCCGCTAAACTTCTGTTCCTTGATAACATCCATTGCCATATCTACGACTCTAAGAAAATCTGGTGACTTTTTCCTATAGTTTAACCAAGAAACCTGAGAGATATCAAGGAATAAGCAGAGGGAGACTTGAGTCATTGGCCTCTTCTTGGGGATATTCTCTATTATAGCCTCACCAAAGTGTGTTCCTACTACTTTAAACTCATAGAAGGGGTGTTCCTCTACCCATATAAAATATTGAGTACATGCCTTAGCTAAATCTTCCGGAGTCTCGAATGTTGGATTTCTTCCGAATGTTGATTTGGCCTCCCAGAATCGTTGAGAGTTAAGCAGGTCAGCGTATTGAGGATTGTCTTTAGCGCCAGTAAGCTTATTCATCCTCTTGGTGCGCTGCTTGGCGGTAGTGAGTTTTTTGCCCTTAGCTGAAGATTTCCAGGGCATTTTTTGTTTAGGGAGCGGTTTAGGTGGGGTAGGTGGTTTAGTTCTCTTCACACTTGATTGTTTCCTATTTAGTTTGAGTTGACCAGAAAAATTTATATAAATTTTTTATCTATTATACACAAAATTTTAAGGCTCTGTAATATTTTTTTTGAGATAGGGGTAAATTTGGGTAATTTTTGGTGGTGTTTTGTTGTATTATTTTAAATAGTTATAAATAAATTCAACTTTAAATCTTTTTTTTAATTTATTTAATAAAAAGGCTTTACATATTTTATGTAATGGATTACTATTCAATTAAGAGTAAAGAGATTGACACCAACCAAGGAGAGCAACAAAACAGACAAAAAAACAAAAAAGGAAAGGCCAGCCGAAAAGAAGCCTATTGAGATATAAGGCGCCAAATGCGAAACCTCAAGAAATGAATCCGAGTGTCTATGTAAATGCAACATACTGAAGATGACCAATGCAAGGTCGAAACACTAAATGAGGAGAACAAAATGAAAATTATCTCAATCAATGATATCAATAATAATCAAGTCGGCCGAAATCTGTATAAATATGAAGGTAAATATTACAGAATGTTTGGAATGGGAATTACTGATAATTACTGCTGGATTATCAACCCTTATATGCAAGAGTTGAAAGATATCAATGTTGTCACAGGAAAAGATATTTATGGGGATGATAGACTTGATTTTGACGGAAATATCGGAACGGTCCAAGCTGGCCCAGAATACATCCGCTACTACAATTAACCAACCAGCCCGGTGTAACAGCCGGGCAAGGAGAATAAACCATGAAAGTAGAAATATTCAAAGATGCGTGGATAAATAAATCACTTACTTGGAGAGCAAAAGTAACTTTTGATGATGGTAAAAACTTCACCACTGGAATGCACAAAACGAAAAAAAGTTTATTGGCTCCTTTCTCTGGAAATAATATTACCGTTATCAGAAGGAAAGATTTGGATTGTAAATAATCTAAACCTCAATCTCAGCCCATCAAAATATCGGTGGGTTGGTGTGGATGTTTAGATCAATTAAACCTTGGAGAATATTATGAACTTACAAAAAGCATATTTAATATTAAAACAAAACAACATTGAATATGAAATTGAATATGGATTCTCTGTCTTCCATTATACTGCGATTACATTCGATAACAAAAAGACTGCAATAAAAGCGATAAAATTATTGTTTCCTAAATTACCAACACTTACCAAATGTAATAGCGGTAGATACGGTGTTGAATTTTTTTAATTAAAAAGGAGAAATTATAATGGAAACAATCAAGCAAATCCTAATGCGCCGGGATGGAATGTCGGCAGAAGCAGCAGACGAACTTATCTTGCAAGCCAAAGATGATATGGATGAGAGATTGATCCGGGGTGAAGATACATACGACATCTGCGAAGAGTGGTTTGGGCTTGAGCCTGATTATCTTTTTGAACTTATTTGATTGGAGGATATCATGGGAGGAACCCGTATACCAGTAAGAATTAAGGCAATAACCACCAAAGAAATTAGTGGTTCGGCAATTGAAACAATACCCGTTGGAACAGAGTTTATGATTACCTGGATCAATATTGATGACTATAAGGCTGCGCAAAATAATAAATACAATAATTCCTACAATTCCTACAGTTGTTGTGAGGGTTTAGGGGTTAGTGATATTTGGAATAACGAATTTAAATTAATTGGATAGTCTTAATCATTCCACCACCATGGAGAAAAAGAAAATGAACCTGCAACCAGCCTACCAAGACCACACAGGAATGATGATTAAGATATTAGGATACGACGAAGTTGTCAATGAAGGAGAAGCGGTTGAGCCTTTCCTGAAAGCGGTTAAGACCCACGACCCGGAGCAAGGGCAATTCTCCACCTGGCTGTGGCACAACCTGCAACAAAAGAAAAGGTTTGGCAAGAAAAAGAAGAAGGTTGAGTTTGTTCCGGAAAGTGAATTGGCCGAATTGAGTGGTGGTACCCAGCCCGAGCAAATTGCAGAGTTCAGAGATGAGTTAAGGCATTTGGGTGACGATGCCAAGGCTTTGGTAAATTGCTTGTTATGTGAGACGAATAGAACTACCAGGCGAACCAAGTGGGCCGACAGTAGCATGGGAACAGCTCGGGAAGTCAGGAAGCAGTTAAAAGAACATTGCCGAGAGACTTTAATGTGGAGCTGGCCAAGATACTGGAAGGCTGTTGACGAAATTAAAAATATGTTAAGATAAGGAGGGTGTGATGAAAAAATGGGATGTTAATGTAAAAATATTTGGAATACCGGAAGATGAGTATGAGCAATTTCTTGTTGACTTAGAAGAGTTAATTCAAGATAAGGGGTTAATTTTGACAATCGGTTTAGGCGAAGAATCAGAAGAGGATTGAGGCTTTTATTCTTTATTAATTCTTAACAGTTTACAGCAATCCGCCATATAATCAATAAACAAAAGGAGAAAGATAATGAAATCTTATATAGAACATGAATCCTCTAAAGCAATAGAGAGATTCTGGAACAATTTAAGTAACGGATTAACCGTATTGTTGAAAGAAGAACAAATTACCAAAGAAACAACTGTAAAAGAGTTATTAGCAATGTGTTCTTCTTTCAATAAACAAAAAGGAGAAACCGAATGAAAATGATAATATCCAATAAGGTTGTAGTCAAAGAGATGTCGCCTTATTGGATATCCGCCTTGACCGAACTTTTTACCTTAGATAATCCCGAATACCTAGCTGCTAAAGAAAGATTAATGCGCCAAAAAAGCAGGCGAAAGGTATTCGGGATTCCAAAGAAACTCTACTTTTTCAAGAAATTCAAAGACTCTTGCGCGTTTCCCCGTGGGGCTGCTGGCCTTATCCAAGAAACTATTCAACAGAAAGAAAAGTTAGAAGTTGTTGACCATACATTTTTTCTTCCTGAAATTGACTTTACCTTCCAGAAAACATTAAGGCCATATCAGGAAGTAGCAGTTAAGGATATTCTATCAAAAAGGTTTGGCGTACTTGAGGCCGGAACTGGCGCAGGAAAAACAGTTGCAGCTCTTGCTATTATCGCCAAGAGAAAACAACCAACATTAATCATAGTCCACACCAAAGAACTGCTTTACCAATGGAAAGAACGCATAAAAAGTTTTTTAGATGTTGATTGTGGGTTGATCGGGGATGGTAATTTAACAATAAAACCGATTACCGTTGCTATTGTAAATTCTGCTAAAAATCATATAGAGGAGCTTGTTAAAAACTTTGGTCACTTAATAATTGACGAGTGCCACAGAGTTCCTTCAACCCTCTTTAAAAATGTTGTGAGTAACTTTCCTTGCGGTTTTATGCTCGGTTTGTCTGCCACCCCTTATCGAAATGATGGCCTTGGAGATATAATAGGATGGTATGTTGGTCATCATAAGGTGGTAGTAGATCAGGAAGAATTGAGAGAGTGTGGCGCTGTTCTTGTTCCAAATATCATTATCAGAGAAACTAGTTTTGGATACAGGAATAAGAATAGTGACTATCAAGCGGTATTGTTTGACCTTATCAATAACAAAGAAAGAAATGATATGATAATTGCCGATGTAAGGAGCGAAGCGAAAATTGGTAATATCTCTCTTATTGTCTCTGATAGGATAGGACATCTTTTTACCTTGGTAGAGAAACTAAAAGTAAAAAGTGAAATGCTAACTGGTGGTACAAGGCCGGAAATAAGAAAAGAGATAATTGAGAAACTTGCTCAAGGTGAAGTTAAAATATTATTTAGTACCACTCAATTAATTGGGGAAGGGTTTGATTGCCCAGGTTTAACCAATCTGTTTATCACAATGCCAATAAAGTATGAAGGAAAATTGACTCAGATAATAGGGCGGATATTAAGACCGTCAGAAGGAAAAGAGCCGAACGTATATGACTATTTTGATCGATTTGTACCAATGTTGAGGAAGCAGGGGTTGTCAAGACAAAAGATGTATAAAGAAATGTGGGGTGAGTTATGAGACGAACCAGAAGAAGTAAAAAAATAAAAAATATGCTTACTCAGGCAGAATTGAAAAGGCATCTTCACTATGATCCTAAAACGGGAATATTTACTAGGCTAATTAGTAACAATGGTAAAACAAAAGTTGGAGAAATAGCGGGAACAAATTGTAATGGGTATATTCGTATTAAAGTTAATAAAAAATCATATCAAGCACATCGTTTAGCCTTTTTATATATGGAAGGTTATTTCCCGGAATACATGGTAGATCATAAGTTCGGAATTAAAGATGATAATAAATGGTCTGAATTACAACATGTAACACCAACATGTAACGCACAAAATGCAAAAATTTATAGACATAACACATCTGGATTTCCAGGGGTAACATGGCGCAAACAACGCAAAAAATGGTTTAGTAATATAACCATAAACAATAAACTTATTTATCTAGGTTTATATGATGACCCTCTTGAGGCAGCACTAGCAAGGTTTACTTTTGAGGATCAATGTCCTTTATGGAAATGTAATTATAGCGGCAGATTAGTAAAAGCAATAAAAAGAGTTTGGCCAGAATTTAATTTTTAATAACCAATAGTATGAGGACAAAATTATGAGACGAACTAAAAAATCATCACAAGTTATTGAAGAAAAAATTAAGCCGAAAAGAAGAAAAAGAACATTAAAACCAGAACCAAGCAAAAAATATATTTGTGGTGCGGCAAATAGTTGTTGGTTTCGCGGACAATGCCCACACCGAGAGCCGCACGAGAGACTTAATTGTGGCCAGGACTTCTGCTCGGTAATCAACCTAAAAAACTGTGTATGTAATGAGGTGGTGTGATGAGAACTTTAATAACACTTTTCCTTGTTTTTATATCACTTGTTATGGTTGGAAGAAATCTCAAAAATGACGTAACCGTAAAACCAACCGAAACAAAAGTTATAGCGCCAGCGGCATCAGAACAACAATTGATTGAAAACCAATTTGATCTATGGGATGGATCACACAAAAAATTAGTTAAAGTAATAAAGTCTAATATGAATGATCCAGAAAGTTTTAAGCACGTTGAAACAAGATATATTGACAAAGATGGATATCTGCTTTTGACAATGCTCTTTCGTGGAAAGAATGCTTTTGGCGGAGTTATTACAAATAAAGTAGTTGCACTTGCCGAGGCTTCTTCAGGTGATATTTTTTCAATCGAGTACCAGTAATGATTGACATAATCAAACTCTATCAAAAGTTCGGGATTACTTTTCAAGAAAGTGGTCCCGGCATTGCCAAAGGATGGGTGGGAATTCCCTGCCCGTTCTGCACTGGCCACACAGGTAATCATCTGGGTTATTGTGTTGACCCAAAATCAAAGTTCTTTGGCGCCTTCTCCTGTTGGCGGTGTGGAGGAAAAAAAGCCACCAAAGTAATCTCAACCATCCTGTCTGTCGATGAAAGAGAAGCCTATCTGATCATCAAGCGGTACTCTTTAGAGGGCAGCAATATGGCTTTTTATTCCCCAGGAATTAAAAAAGGGCCGTCTTCAGGAGTAACGGTTTGCAAATTCCCACCAGGAACAGGAGAATTGAAGGCCATCCATAAGAAGTATCTGAGGGAAAGAGGCTTTCTTCCTTCAAAAATCGCTGCAAAGTACTCACTACAGGCCACAGGGCCAGCGGGAGGGTATAACCATAGGATTATCATTCCGATCGAATTTGAAAGCAAATTAGTGTCGTACCAAGGGAGGGATATAACCGGCAGATCAGAGTTAAAATATAAGGCCTGCCGGGAAGAAGACGAAGTCAGGCACCATAAGTACTGTTTGTATGGGTATGATAATGTTGTTGGTGATAGTGTAGTAGTGGTTGAGGGAGTTACAGATGTGTGGCGTTTGGGGGATGGTTCTGTTGCAACGTTTGGAATTAAATATACTCAGGAGCAGGTAGCGTTGTTGTTGAGGTTTAAGAGGATATTTATTTTGTTTGATGGGGAAGAGCAGGCACAGGAGCAGGCGAGGATATTGGCGATTGCTCTGTATAGCGAGGATCGTCATGTTGAGATAGTGGAATTGTCGAAAGGTGATCCTGGAGAGATGAAACAGGAAGATGCTGATGGATTGATGAAGGAACTTTTAAATTAAAAGGAGAATATTATGATATATGGTTCATTAAACAAATGTGAAAAAGAATTGAAAAAGGCCATCCTTATTTTAGATAATAAAGAACTTTCCCTGCTTATAGCAGCTTGTGAAGAATATTCTAATAACCATAAGCGCGAAAAGAAAATAAAAAATTTAATAAAAGAACTTGACGATATTGCAGTATTTTAATCTTTATTAAAAGGAGAAATATGAAAAAGAAATACTCAATAAAATTCCTGATATACTTTATCAGGCTTACCATGAGCACTTCGCGTTCAGGGAAATGGAAAACTGAACCTAAGAAAACAAAGGCTCAGGAAGTTGCTGCTCGCGCTGTTCTTTTAGGTATGATGAATATGGTAAGTAATACAACAATATATTATAAAATTTAAAGGAGAATAAAATGCCAGAAAAAAGATGGATAAACGATATTATTTTTAAAGAATTAAACACAAATATTGGTTTGTCAATTGACACAACATCTCTATCAGAAAACTGCGCTGGGATTATAGCGGTATTCAAAACAGAAGAGGCTGCAAGAAAAAATTCACTTAGAAATGGTGGAAATGGGATGGTAACAGAATTGGCTGTGGAAATTAATGTAATTAAAGGAGAATAAAATGCCAACAGAAAAATCAGAGCAAATAGAAAATGTCTTGACCAACCTGGCCGGAATATCCAGAAAAAAAGCAGAGAAACAAGGTGTCTGTACGTGGTGCAAGCAGCCGGTTACCGACTTCAAAGATGCTGCCAGCAGGAACGAATACCGGATAAGCGGATTTTGCCAGAAGTGCCAGGATGAGGTCTTTGGGTAGTATATTACTTTGTAGTAGTTTTAGATTTATTTTGCCTATCTTAAAAATAAATTACTTAGTTTTAAGAAAAATGGGCTATAATAAATATCTTATGGACTAAATTTTAGAACACCCCCTGATAGGCGGCTGATCCCCGCTGAAGTCTGAAGAAGACTAGGGGGAGGAAGGTTTACTTATTCAGACTTGTCCTCTGACCTCAAGTAAACAATTACGCTTCCTCCCCTGTCAAACCTTATAACTCTTGCGTAATTGGGAGATCGAAATGAATAAACCGAAGTATATCCAGTTTTGTTTTTCAAATCATGAAGATACTAAAACAGAAATAATAATCTCCAAAAAGATTATTAAAAGTGACGGTTTGTGTGTTGCTATGTTTTATATGTTTCTTTTGGAAGAATGGAATCATTGTCTAAAATATAACAAGAATAAAATTCTTGATCCATTCCTTTTAGCCGTTTCTAACGAATATATTAAAGATTCTCTTGGTTTCTCCGACAGTAGAATCTCTTATTGCAAAAAAAGGCTAAAAAAACTTGGCTTAATAAACACACGTATAATGGGGTCAGATTCAATAGAATATTATGAAATAAATCGCCAATGGAGGAAATCGATATGACAATGATCCTCCAAGACAAAGATGCCAGAGAAGGCTATTTTGAAACAAAAAATGCAATCATCGACAGGTACATTAGGGTAATAGGACCAACCGCATTTACTATCCTTAGCACATTCAAACGGTATTGTGCAGGAAGAGAGGAACAAGTGTTCACCAATATGAAACAAGATGATTGGGCGGAATATATTGGGATATCTCTTCAGACATTTAAGGCTCATTTACGTATCCTCAAAAAATATAACTTCATTCAGGTTATAGCTCCAAAAGGGCAAGCCCGCCTTTCTCATCAGCCATATAAGTACATACTTAACAGTATTGATGATATAATCATAAAAGAAAAAGACTATCCAGCACCACTATCAGATGAGAATCATTTCAATGATCAATTCTATAATCCAGAGGGGGGTATATTTAGAAAAGTAGCCTCTCCCGAGTATATAAAAAATATACAGTCCGGAGTAGACCAAAAATCTATAGCCCAATATAAAAGGACAGTAAATAGTAAAAATACAGTAAAAAACTTAAAAGATATCTCTCTGAAAGAAAAAAATACTACTTCTTTTGATTCAGGAGATAATCAAACCTCTGAAACTAAAAAAGCTGGTGGTTCTGTAAAAAGAATATATAGCCGCCTTTCTGAAAATCTAAAAGAAACTGTTTCCTCTGTAAATAAAATAACCCTGGGCACCCGTACCCATCAATGGCCCACCCATTTCCGTAAACTAAATGAAATTGACCAAGTTCCGATTCCGCGTATTTGGGAAGTATTACGCTGGTATGAGAATCATATTGGTGAAGAATTTGTTCCTGAATGCTTCTCTGCCGAATCTTTCCGTACCAAATTCAATAAGCTCGAATCGGCAATGACTAGAAATGAACCAAAAAAGAAAAGAACTAGAATCAAAAACGACAAAATTTTCAATACAGATTTCGGTGGACCGGACAAGGTCATTAATAATGGAATTAAAACAGAAGGAGAAAAGCCATGACTAAATGTAAAGATTGCCAAACCAAAATGAAAGGTGATGCTTTTCCACTCTGTCTCCAATGCCGAAAGAAAAGAGCGTTATCTGCACTTTCTCCTGAAAAGGTATTACCAAAAGAAGTGCCGCTGGTAATAAGAAAAAGTGTTATTGCCCAGCCTGTTGTTGACGAAAATCTTCTTGATAAAAGCCTGTTCCTTTATGGTCCTAATGGAACAGGAAAAAGTCATCTGGCAGCAGAGATAATGTATGTAGAAATGCTCAAGGCTACACCAACCCACTTTGATAGATTTGCCTGGGTAAACGCCTCGCTGCTGCTCTTTAATATTAGACAGTCGTACAATAGCCCGGAACAGGCCCAGGACGAGCGTTTTTTAGTAGAAAGGTACTCTACTATACCTTGGCTCTGTTTGGACGACCTTGGAGTCGAGAAAACGTCCGAATGGTCACTTGTAACTTTCTATCTGATTCTTAATCAGCGATATGAAAATATGAGGGCGACGATTATAACCTCAAACTTTTCTTTAGAAGAATTAACAGAGAACTTTGGCGGAAATAGAATAACCAGCAGAATAGCAGGAATGTGCGAGACTATATTGCTAGATGGGGCGGATAGACGAACCAAAAAAAGATAGGAGGGAAAGGAAATAAATGGAAGACAATGGCAATAAGAGAACGGTAATGAGAACATTTCGTGGAGTGAATGTCAACGTTGTTATTGTCGACAAACCTCCTAAACCAAAACCAGCTCCTGAAAAGAAAACAAATGAATTCTATTTTGGCAATCTTTTTACCACCGGTTTAAAAAAGAAAATCGGTATTAAGCCAGGTGAAGGCTTGATAGCAGCAAAAGAATATTTGAAAAGAACTTTTAGTTCAAGGCAACGGGCAGACATCAGACATGCTCCGATAATCGATGATCACAAATCAATAGTTCTTGGAGAAGAACTTGACTTGGGAGATAAAGTGAAATGATTTCTAAGAAATTAAATGAACATGAACCAGCACCGATTAAAAACAGATTCCCTGCTGTCTGGGATTTAGTGTATGCGGATATAATAGAGCGGGATAAGAAAGGAAAAGAAAAATATGGGACAAGGCTTCAACCTTTTAATGGCAGGGATGTCTTGGTTGATGCTTATCAGGAAGCACTTGATTTGGTGGTGTATTTACGTCAAGCTCTCTTTGAGAAGGATTACAAAGAAACAGTTAAAGAACAGAAGAAGAAGCCAAGTCATTTTGATAATCTTCTTTGTGATTGTCCTGTCTGTCAAGTAATTGCAAAAGGAAATAAAAGTTTAAAAGAAGTGATTTTGGATAGGGATATCCTTCTGAAGCATCCAGTAAATACCGATGATGTTGAAATACCTAACGATAGAAAAATAGCATCAGTAGTTGTTTCATCAGGCTATTGTGGGTGTTCTGAATCAAAAGGCATATATTATGACTATAAACAACGGATTTATCGTTGCCAATATTGTAAAGGAGTTATTGAGGAGGATGATGATGATGATGATGAATCCTCCTCTTCTGATGAATGTAAATTAATTGTTGCTAAGAAAGAATATTGTACCTGCCCCGGAGTAGTACAAATATATTTAGCCACCGATGATGTCTTTCGTTGTAGAGAATGTGAAAAGAAGTTTGATCGAAATCATAGACCATGACGACATACAGGAGAAGAAAAGTATCTGAAAATCCGGAAAGGCAAATACTCCTGGGGATGATCGTCAGTGATAAGTTTATTAGAGATGTGCAACCTATTCTAAAAACAGACTTGATCGAAACCCCATTCATCTTAACCGTAATTGGGTGGTGCCAGGAATACTATAAACAATTTGAGTCTGCCCCAGGTATTCACATTGAGGATATCTACAAGAAACAAGTCAGAAACGGCAATTTAGATGACGATCAGGAAAAACTTATTTCTGACCTGCTTCTAAGCCTCAATACTGAATACGAAAGAGCAGAGCAGTTCAATAGTGCCTATACTCTTGATCAAGCAGAGAAGCACTTCGAGAGTAGAAACCTGGCTAATAAAGTAGCTGGGATAAAACAAGGATTGAGCAGGGGTGATGTAGCAGCCGCCCAAAAAGAAATCCTTGAGTACAAACGAATATCCCTTCCTCAGTCAAATGGTATTGATCCTTTTACTGATAGAGATGGGATGCAGAAAGCCTTTGAGTCAGCAGGTGAGCCGCTCTTTAGACTCCCTGGGGCTGTAGGTAAATTTCTTAATGATCTTTTTGTAAGGGATGGGTTTGTCACTTTATTAGGGCCTGAAAAGAGGGGAAAAACATTTTTACTAATTGAGCTATCTATGTGGGCCAGAAAAGCAGGTTTGAATGTAGCTTTCTTTTCTGCTGGCGATATGACTACTCCTCAGCTTCAATTAAGATATGGAATTAGGTTTACAGGAAGAAGTCACAAACCTCGATATTGTGGTGAGTTGAAAGTTCCTATTTTGGATTGCTGGCATAATCAAGATGATTCCTGTGATTGTTCCCATAGAGCAGGGATTTGGGGAATAGTCAAGGATAAGGAAAAGGGTGAACTATTAACTTATGAGGAGGCCAAGGACCACGTTGTTTGCACTCATTGCTTAAAAAATAAAGAGGAGGGATATATTTTTAAAGGGTCGTCCTGGTTTGTTCTTAGGTCACCGGTTACACCACTTGTATGGACTGATGCTATTAAAGCAGGGGAGAAGTTAAATAGAAGGTGGGGGAAGAAATCTAAAATGAGACTATCCTCATATGCCAATAATACTCTGACTATAGAGGAGATAAGACACCAGTTAAATTTATGGCAAGATGAAGATGGTTTTGTCCCGGATGTAATTATAACCGACTATATGGATCTGATTGTGCCGAATCATGACAGGAATGCTATCAATCAGGCGTGGGCTAGTATGCGTGGGTTATCTCAGGAAAAGCATTGTTTGGTTATCTCTGCCAGTCAATCTGATGCAGAGAGCCAGTATCTCAAATGGCTGGGGTATAAAAACTTCTCTGAGGATAAGCGCAAGTTTTCCCATGTAACAGGTACTATAACATTAAACCAACTACCTGAAGAAAAGCTGCGAAGGGTTATGAGATTAGGTATGTTGGCAGTCAGGGAGGATGATAGTGATCAGAAGAATTACGTAACAATATTGCAGTCTTTAGCACAAGGGAGGGCCATAGTAGATAGCTTTTAACAATTTATTTTTAAAAAATTGGAAATATTGCTTAATGAAACAGAATTTCAAGTCTATAATAGACAAATGAGGATGACTTTAAAGTTGTTCCCGAATATCAACTAAACCGAAAATTCCTAAAACAGGAGAAATACCATGGCCCCGAAAAAATCAAAAAAAGAAGCCCCGAAACCCGAAGTAACACTGGAACAGCTTATTGCTGTAGCCGAAGATTTCAACTCTTTCATGTTTGCTGATCCAACAGAAGGTATTGATTTGGAACTGGAATATGATGACTTGCTGGCCGAAGTAACAGAAACAGCCGAAGAGCTTGAAGCAACCGATACCATCCAGAAAGAAACCGCTGAAACCCTTAATGCTCTTAATATTGAAACTGTTGCCGGTATTGCAGATTTTGATGAGCCTGGCGAAGAACCAGAAGAAAACGGCCAGGAAGAAGAAAATGGCGATGATGAAGATAAAGCCGCCAAAGCTGCTGATATCGCCCTGGTCAAAAAGACCAAAGATGTTGAGAAGCTGAAGAATATCGCCAAAGCCTGGTCAATTCGGATTCCGCCGCCGTTCTATAAGGATACTGCCAAACTCAAAGAATATTTGATCGGAAAATTGGATGGGTCGGCTCCTGCCCCGGAAAAGCCTTCTGGTAAAAAAGGAAAGGCTGATAAACCTGCCAAGCAACCGAAAGAATCATCTGTCGGTATTAATGATTTTTTTACATCAGTTATCCCAACCGGTCTCGGCACCCAACATGAAGATGTAATTGTTCTGCAGGCCAAAGAAAAGTTCCCGGAAAAGCCATACCGAGTAATCGGCAATGCCCTCTATGCATACAACCGCAAGTTTGTAAAGTAGTTCTAAGTAATTCTGGTTAACTCTGTTTCGAAAACAAAATAGGGATGTTGGATCTTTTCTGGCATCCCTATTTTTCTATAAACAATACCTTCTTGGATAAATATCAGATGGAAGACTTAAACAAGAACAGACCCACCAGAGAAATCAAGTGTGTAAACTTATTTGATGTAGAACCGGATTGGAAAAATATTTGGTGGGGTATGCCGGAATTTGAGATGAAAGACGCTACCCCGAAATATCAGATAACCATGAATTTTATGACCAAGGAAGATGTTCAGGACTTTGCAAAGAAACTTGGAATTAGGGTTACTCATAAATCTGATTCTACTTGGTGGCCTCCTCAGGAAAGGTTAAAAAGTGCTCAATTTGAGTATATCGGTGAACCAACAGATAGCCGATACCCTATTTGTATTCCGAGTAAAGGCAGGGCTGATGTTCAAACTACAGGGAAGGTATTAGATGCCCTTGGAATCTCGTATAGGTTCTTTGTAGAGGAAACGGAAGGTGATGAGTATATAGATCACCTTGGGGAAGAAAACGTCGTAGTTATGCCTTTTCACGATCTTGGTAAAGGGTCTGTTCCTGCAAGAAATTATATTTGGGAGTGGGCCAAAGAAAGAGAATTTAAAAGACACTGGACTGTAGATGATAATATTGGTAATTTTGTTAGGTGTAATAATAATCGAAGACTTCAAGTTCGTGGTGGCGGATTCTTTAGGGCCATGGAAGATTTTGTTGACAGATATGAAAATATTGCTATGGCTGGTCCACATGATCAAGCCTTTATGCCAGACAGGATGCCTAAATCAACTCCATTCCTCTTGAACAGCCGAATATATTCTTGCATTCTTCTTGATACAAATCTTCCTCATAGATGGAGGGGTCGTTACAATGAGGATACTGACCTCAGCCTACGGTTATTAAAAGATGGATATTGTACTGTATTATTTAGAGCCTTATTAATGAATAAATTACAGACATATAAAGGTGCTGGCGACAAGAAAGGTGCGATGAAGGGTGGAAATACAGATAACGTGTATAATACTGGTGACCACCGGCTTTCTTTTGCCAAATCTCTTCAAAAACAGCATCCTGAAGAGGTTACTGTAACCTGGAAGTTTGGTCACTGGCATCATAACGTCGATTACTCAAAATTTAAAAGGAACAGATTGATTTTGAAAGAAGGCGTAGTGCCTACTAAAACTAAAAATGAATATGGCATGACCTTGGTTAAATCAAAATAAGGAATTAAGAATGAAATCATACGGAAAACGAATTTTAGTAACTGGCGGGGCAGGTTTTCTCGGCTCTCATCTCTGCAAGAGGCTTTTAAATGATGGAAACGAAGTTTTATGCTGCGACAATTTCTTCACCGGAGGCAAAGCAAATATTGCTCACCTGCTCCCTAATCCTTATTTTGAGGTACTCAGGCACGACATCACCTTTCCTTTATATGTAGAAGTCGACGAGATATATAACCTTGCCTGTCCGGCTTCCCCTATTCACTACCAATTTGACCCCGTCCAGACCACTAAAACAGCAGTGCTCGGGGCTATTAATATGCTTGGTCTTGCCAAAAGAACTAAGGCCAAAATATTTCAGGCATCCACTAGTGAGGTTTATGGTGACCCTGATATTCATCCTCAGGTCGAATACTATTGGGGAAATGTTAACCCTATCGGAATCAGGTCTTGCTATGATGAGGGGAAAAGATGTGCTGAGTCTCTCTTCTTTGATTATAAAAGGCAACACAATATGGAAATTAAGGTGGCCAGAATATTCAATACATATGGCCCTCGAATGAGTCCTAACGATGGCCGTGTTGTTTCTAATTTTATTATTCAGGCTCTTCAGGATAAACCTATTACTATTTATGGTGACGGTTTACAGAGCAGATCTTTTTGCTACGTTGATGACTTAATTGAGGGTTTTGTAAGACTGATGGAGAATACTGACAAATCATTTACTGGGCCGATTAATCTTGGGAATCCTATAGAATTTACTATTGAAGAGTTAGCATTAAAAGTTGTTGAGTTAACAGGATCCAGTTCTGAGATTAATTTCCTCAACCTTCCTTCAGACGACCCTACACAAAGATGCCCAGATATTTCTTTGGCCAGTGACATATTAGGGTGGCTGCCAAGAATACAACTTGAAGAAGGGTTGTTGATGACTATTCAGTACTTTAAAAAGTTTATTTAAGCGGAGAGAAAATGAAAGTAAAAATTGAAGATCTGAAAAAGGTACTCAGTATCCTAAAACCCGGTTTGTCTGGTGGAAAAGAAACCACCGACCAATCCAATATGTTTGCCTTTCAGGATGGCATGGCTTTCACTTACAACGATGATATCTCTGTCCGTACTCCATTCCCACTCAAGAAAGTCAAAGGGGCGGTAAGCGCCAAAGAACTGCAAGCCTTAATCAGTAAGTTAAAAGGGGATGAGTGTGATGTGGAATTTACCGACAATGAGCTGTTAATCAAGAATGGCAAGATCAAAGCTGGTATCCGCCTGGAAGCAGAAATCCATATGCCGACTGAGGAAATCAAAATACCCAAACTATTTATCAAACTGCCCGAAAAGTTTGACAAGATCCTCCGCTCGGTTGTCTTCTCTACTTCCAAAGATATGAGTCGGGAAATATTAACTGTTATCAACTGTGACCAAGCTATCGTGGAAAGTACTGATTCGGAAAGAGCTACCCAGTGCGATCTTGATAAAGATTATTTTGATCCACCAATCTTGATCCCTGCAGAAGCAGCCAAGCCGCTTATCAGTTATGGGAAAATCATTGCTTATGCTGTAAATGGTGGTTGGCTTCACTTTAATCTTGATGGTACCTCTATATTCTCTTGCCGAACCATGGCAGGTAAATTCCCTGAATTGGACGAGCTATTTGTGGTTGATGGCCAGGAATTAGTTTTTCCTGCTGAGATAAAAGATATGATGGATCGGGCGGGAATATTTATTGAGGCTGACTTTGACCAAGAGAAATTGGTGGAAATCTCTATTAGTGATAAAGGAGTTTTGAAAGTAAGGGCAGAAGGGGATAGTGGTTGGTTGGAAGAAAGTATGCGGGTTAAACATTCTGGATCTGCTATCCAGTTCAATATCAATCCTCAGTATCTTATTCAAATTCTCTCTACTGTTGATAAAGGGGTGGTAAGTGATAATCGGATTTTATTTGAGTCCGATTCTTTCCGGCATGTAGTAGCTTTGGAGGTTGTGGAATAATAAAAATAAAATATAAAGGCCCATATCAGCTTGCTCCTGCTAAAGATGGTGATGCAGGCTATGATATAGCCACCAACGAAGAAAAAGTTATTTATGGCCATACATCAGCCCAATTCAGCACTGGGTTATCGATGGCCATTCCAAAAGGATATGTCGGCAAAGTAGTTTCTCGTTCTGGCTTATCTTTTAAACATGGAATTGAGGTGGGTGCAGGTATTATTGATTCCGGCTATCGTGGTGAAATAAAAATTCATCTTCACAACTTTGGTGATTTCCCTGTTCAGTTTAAGCCTGGCAATCGGATAGCTCAAATTATTATTTTAAAGCATGAATCCCCTGTATTTGAATTGGTTGATTCCTTGGATGAGACGGAGCGTGGTGCTAATGGTTTTGGCTCTACTGGTATTGAGTTAGATACTGCGGATACTGGATTTGATGGGATATGGTTGGTATCATCAAATGAATACTGATCTTATCCTGATCCTGGAAACAAAAGAAGAGGTGACGGCATACTTTGAGGAGGTCTTAAAGTTCAAGCCGTTACTTCTGACTTTTACCAGAATCCACAAAGTGCCATTTTTAGCCATGTGTTGGCAGAACAAAAGAGCTGTTGTATGGAAAAAGAGTATCACCAACCGGGAGTTGCTCAATATAATCAATAAGACCATTGTTAACGTTCAGGCAGACATTGATTTTAACCTGCTCGATATGAAACAAGAGGATGCAATAAATCCTGCTTTGTGGGTTGGGAAAAATGCTTTGTCTGAATATTTAGTTAAGAGTAATTGGATTGAAAGACATGGGGTGAAATGATGAGCCTTTTTGAAAAAGATGATATTGTTGAAGAGGCAATTGATTTCTTAAAAAAGAATGAGCCTGAAGAAGGATATTACCTTTGTTTTTCCGGTGGTAAAGATAGTATTGTTTGTAAACAATTAATGATATTATCAGGGGTTAAATGGGTCGGCGGATATGCATTTCCATGTATTGATCCTCCTGAAATAGTAAAATATATAAAAGAATATCACTCAGATATCCAAATAATCCCGTCCCCTTCTTTTATGAAAAACGTAATAAAGAAAGGGCCACCGACTATAATGAGAAGATGGTGTTGTGATACTCAAAAAAAACAACCGCAAAAAGAAATTGGAAGTAAATATAGGGTAATGGGAATAAGGGCAGAAGAAAGCTCAAAGAGGGCAAAAAGGGGTAAAATACATAATTTTAAAAAATTTATTGACCATCATCCTATATTTGATTGGAAAGAATGGGAGGTTTGGGAATTTATAGAAAAGCAAAACTTACCCTACTGTGAATTATATGATATCCCAATGATACATAGAATCGGATGTTGTATTTGCCCTTTTCAGTCTGGGCAGGAAAGAAAATTTAGTCAAATAAGATGGCCTGGATACTGGAAAGCATATAAAAGGGCTTTATTTAGATTTTGGGAAAGGTTATCTAACGAACATGTTATAAAATTGCATGAGACCGGAGATGTAGAAAAATATAGATTTCACTTAGTATATCCTACATTCGAAGAATTTTGGTTCTGGCTCGGAGAGAAAGGGGAATGGAAACCAAAGTCAAAGGCTAAAAATAATTTAAAACTTGATCTGGATAAACTATGATCTTCGCACATCTACATGTCCATAACGAATATTCTGTTCTTGATGGCGTCGGTACCTCTAAACAATATGCTGCCATGGCTAAAGAGCTAGGTCAGGAGTGGCTATGTTTATCAAACCACAGCAATATTGACGGAGCGATTGAACATCAAAAGCAATGTCTTGATACCGGAATCAAGCCGATCATTGGCGCAGAGATGTATTTAGTTGATGACCTTTATGTAAAAAACAAAGGAGAAACCAGATATCACATCACCCTACTGGTAGAAAATCAAACAGGATGGAGAAATCTTTTAAAACTCCTGACCATTGCCAATATAGACGGGTTTTATTATCGCCCCAGGATAGACCATCAAACTTTATTAAATCACATTGAAGGGCTTGTTGTCCTTTCTGCATGCTCCATGTCTTTTATCAAGAAAGATAATGGTGCAGATATGCTCAGAGATTATATCGAGGCTATCGGCAAAGATCGTGCTTTCCTCGAGGTAATGCCACACCAAATACCTGAGCAAATAGAAACAAATAAACTGGTCCTTTCTCTTTCTAAAAAACTTGGTCTTCAAATAGTAGCCACCAACGACATTCACTATCCTACCTCAGAAGCTACAAAGCACCAGGAAGTGCTCTTGGCGATTCAAACTAAAAAGAAGTGGCTAGATAAAGATAGATGGAAATTTAACTGTGGCGGGCTGTTTTTAAAATCAGAACAGCAGATGTTTGAGGCTTTTCAGGAGCAGGGCTGTTTGACCGATCAGCAGATTAAAAGGGCCATCAGAAGAACCGTGACTGTAGCTAAGCTGTGCGAGAATTTTAGAATAGAAAAGCAAGAGGTATATTTGCCGAGCATCAAAAACTTTCCTTCTGAGCAAGACGAAATAACTTTTTTGGAAAATAGGATCCACAGGGGGTTGAGGTTGCGGTTAAAAGATAAAACTTTTGATGAGCTTGTTCCATACAGAGAAAGAATTGATATGGAAATGAAGCTGATTATTGCTAAGAAGTTTACTCGGTATTTTTTGATTGTCTGGGATCTGATCAAATGGTGTGAGAAAGAAGGAATAATGACTGGGCCAGGAAGGGGCAGCGTAGGTGGAAGTTTAATCGCCTATTTGCTGTTTATTACTGACTGTGATCCTCTTGTTTATGGAACAGAGTTTTTTCGATTCGTAGATGAGAGCAGGTGTTTTACCGGAGAAACAAAAGTATTGATTAATAATGAAGTTAAAAATATTTCTAAAGTCAAAGTTGGTGATACAGTAATAAATAAATATGGAGAAAAAGATGTTGTTAAGAATATCAGAAAATTTAATATAAAGGAAAAAGTTCTAAAAATTTATTTTGAGGACAACTTTATTGTTTGTACTCAAGATCATAAGTGGATAGTCATGGACAAGCATAATAATATAATAGAAAAAATGGCAAAAGACTTAGACGTTAAAAATGATAACTTGATAAGGATAAAGTAAATGAGAAAAAGGCGTTTAAAATCCGGCATCTATTGTATAAAAAATATTATAACAAATAAGGTTTATATTGGAAGCTCAGTAAATATAAAGAATAGAATTAAAGGGCACGAACGATTATTAAAAAGAGATGGACACTATAACAATTATTTACAAAAAGCTTGGAGTAAATATAAAGAAGAGTCTTTTATGTTTACTGTTTTGGAAAGAGTAATAAATGAACAGCTTATTGAAAGAGAGCAATACTGGATTGATTTTTATCAATCTGCTAAAAGAAAATTTGGTTATAATATCTGCCCTAAAGCCGGTAATACTTTAGGAGTAAGACCGTCTAAGGAAACATTAATCAAATTGTCTAAGGCACAGAGTGGTAAAAATAATGGAATGTATGGTAAAACTCATACCGAAGAAGTAAGGAGGAGACTTTCCAGATTCCATACAGGTTTAAAGATGCCTGAAGGATTTAAAGAAACAATGTCTAAAGTAACAAAAGGCGAAAATAATGGAATGTATGGTAAAACTCATACCGAAGAGGCTAAAACTATAATATATCAAAAATTAAAACAGAGAGGAGGTTATAAAGGGGAAAGGAATCCTAATTTTGGAAGAAAGTGGCCAGAAGAAAAAAGAAAAATGGCAAGTCTTAGAACTTCTGATGGACGAATGGTCGGTGACAATAATCCGAATGTAAAAATAAAAAGTCACCAATACCCAGAAATTATAAAAAGAATTGATACAAATGGCCCTGAAGAAATATCATTTTTAGCCAAACAATACGGAGTATGCACAGCAACTATAAATAATATTTTAAAAAAGGTTGGGTATGAAATCAATAAATATTAATGAATCTATTAAAATAGAGAAGATAGAGGAAATTGATTTTGAAGGATTTGTTTATTCTATAAAGATAAAAAATGACCCATCTTATTGCTTAGAAGGTAAAATTATAACCAAAAATTGTGATCTTCCGGACATCGATATGGATTTCGAGGATATTAAAAGAGGCGAGGTCAGAAAGTATCTTTGTGATAAATATGGCGAGTTTAATGTGTCCGGCTTATCTAATTTTTTAACTATGAAAGGAAAAGGCGTTTTAAGGGATGTCAGCAGAGTTTTCGACGTTCCCCTAGTGGAAGTAAACACTGCAGCTAAATCGATGCTTGTAGGCGATTTTGAAAAGGAAATTGAAGGGAATTTAAAATGCTCAGTCCCGCTACAGAGATTTCAGAAGAAATATCCTGATGTGATAGATGTTTCTCAATCAATCGAGGGGCAGATACGAGGTTATGGGCAACATGCAGCTGGCATTTGTATTTCTAAAAATGATTTAAGGGAAGGGTATAATTGTAATCTGGTTTCCAGATCAGGAAATATCGTGGCTAACTGGGACATGCGTAATGCGGAGTATTGTGGCCTGATGAAATTAGATGTGCTGGGTCTGTCGGCCCTTACTATCCTGAACGAGACCAAAAGGCTTATCAAACAAAATCATGGTGTTGATATTGATTACAAGAAGTTGATTTTTGATGATCCTAAAGTATTTGCCGAGATTACCGCAGGTCATACCACAGGGGCTTTTCAGATAAGCACCCATGGAATGACTAATTATTGTATAGAGCTTGGTGTGGAAAACTTTGCCATGATATATGCTGTAACTGCTCTGTGGCGGCCCGGCCCAATGCAATCAGGAATGACCGAATCATATTCCAAAAGGAAAAGAGGAAAGGAAAAGGTTGAAAAGATTCATCCGATTTTTGATAAAATTACTGCAGAAACATTTGGTGTAATCGTCTATCAAGAGCAGGTGATGAAGGCAGTTAATCAGCTTGCCGGAATCCCTATGGCCGTTTGTAACAAAATAAGAAAAGTCATGGGAAAGAGCATGGGCCATGCTGCTTTTGATAAATATAAAGAAGACTTTTTGAATGGTTGTAAAAACAATAAAACTGTATCAGATGAGAAAGCCTTGCAGATTTGGAATATGATGTCTGAGTCTGGATCCTATTCTTTTAATAAGTCCCACTCTGTGACATACTCCATGATCACATATTATGATATGTTTAGCAAAACATACTACCCTGCAGAGTTTATAACGGCCTGCCTGACGCTCGGAAACAAGGACAAGAACGTTGAATATATCCGAGAGGCCAGGAGACTAGGTTTGAAGATCAACCTACCTAAAATTGGTATCTCCCATCCTACAAAATGGAATTGTGATAACAAGAAGAATCTGTTTGCCCCGTTTATATCCATTAAAGGTGTTGGTGATGTGACAGCAGAGAAGATTGCCAAGTTCAAGGAGAAAAAGAAGCGGGTAAAGAGCTTTTTCACCTTGCCTGATGAGAGCACGAAGATAAATGGGATTGATGAAAAGACCATGAACATATTGAATTGCGTGAAGGCGTTTGATCCTGACTATGTGACTACGGATGAGGATTTGAGGAAGTATAAGAAATTTTTCATGTTTTAATATTTATTTAAGTATATTTTAAGATTTTGCCTTAATGAAACGGCATTAAGTGTATATAATCTATTAAATAGATTAACTTTAATATTGAGGTATAAAAAATGAAATATAGATGCGATCATTGTGGAAAATCTAGTAATTCTAATATTGATTTCAGAGAAGTGGTTGGAAACATAATTATTCCTGGGGTAGATGGCGGAGGACTTGTTGGTAATAATATTTTTACTACTCAGGAGCAACAGGATAGTAATAATTATGATGGTTCTGGAAAAGTAGAAAGATGCAGAATTGAGCGTGGTAAAATTCCAATTTCAATCGATTCCGGAAATGTTAGGGTTTATTCAAATATCTTTTGTATAGATTGTTTTTTAAGTGTTTCCGGAATAACAAAAGATGGTAAAAGCAAATATTAAATGATCATTTTAGAAACAACTGGGGAAAAGATGGAAAACATAACAAACTTGTTGGAAGCCGTAGAAAACATTACTGATAATATTCAAGAAAATATTGGTTATGATGATGGTCAATATTGTTTGGTATTAAAAACAGATGGAAGTATATTTATCGTGACTTTTCAAGATATTGAGCTTTGGTCATCGGAAGAGGAAACAAGATTGCTTGATGATGATGAGCCGATAGAATTACTTGAAGACTGCTTACGCAGGAGATTAAAAGAGGAATTAATTAAACTTGCTGAATTGAAAAATGTATTGTTTGGAGAAAAGTAAATGCCTTTACATCTCGATTACCGTCCTGACTCACTTGAAAACTTTATTGGCAACCGCTCTACGGTACAGGCCTTAAAGAATACCCTGGCTAAAGAGTCCAGGCCACACAGTTATCTATTTACGGGTGATTCTGGCTGCGGGAAAACAACATTAGCCAGAATAGCTGCATCCAATTTAGGTATTACCGGATTTGATTTAAAGGAAATCAACTGCTCAGATAAAAGAACCTTGGAAGATGCTCGGGAAATTATCAGGAAAGCCAGAACGGCATCCCTTTTGGGTAACGGTGGCAATAAGGGTTGGATTTTAGACGAGTTTCATCTATTCGGGGAGGGCGGCAACAGCCCTAAAAATAAGCCACAGAATGCTCTATTAAAAATCTTAGAAGAACCGCCTTCACACGTATACTTTTTTATCTGTTCAACTGATCCGCAGAACATCTTAACCACCATCAAAAGCAGATGTTCTACTTACGAAGTCAGGCCATTATCAACCAAGCAGATTACAGAGTTATTGAGTAAAGTAGCAGGAAAAGAAATTCCTCAAGAGGTGCTTGAGCAGATTGCCAAAGACAGTTTGGGGCGGCCACGAGAAGCATTGACTATTTTAGAAAAGATAATTGATCTGCCGGAAAGACAAATGCTGAGGGCCGCCAAGCAATCTGCTCAAGTAGAAAGTCAAAGTATTGAATTATGTCGGGCCTTAATTGCAGGCAAGTCATGGAAAGAAGTAAGTTTAATTTTAAAAGGGTTGGAGAAAGAGCCGGAAGAATCTATCAGGAGAAGTGTTTTGGGGTGGGCCTCTACTGTTTTATTGAATGATGGTGATCCTCAGGCGTATCTAGTTTTGGATTCTTTCCGAGAACCGTTTTATAATAGCGGCCGAGCTGGTTTGACATTAGCTTGCTACGAATCTTTGGAGGCTGGAGAATAAGTTTGGTGAGAGTGGCGGAATTAAGCTGTGCGGAAGACGGTAATCAGTCCGTTAATTGTTACCACCGCTTATTGGTAGACGTAAGGCGTATGGGATGGTCCAAGCCTAAATTAAATTAGTAACTCGACAATTATTTCAAGACAACATGCTTGATGAGTCAAGAGAATGTTTAATGCCTAAAGATTTTGCAGGTTCGAATCCTGCCTCTCATCAATTTAAAATTAAGGGCGTGTAGTTCAGTGGTAGAGCAGTCGGCTCATAACCGACTAGTCGAAGGTTCGATCCCTTCCGCGCCCACTAATAATTAAATAAAAAAGGTCTTTGGAGGCTGGAGAATAATGCCGAAAATTAATAAATATAATACTTCTGGCTTCCCTGGTGTAACATATAATGGATTTCATCAAAAGTTTAACAGTTATATAAAAGTTAACGGCAAGAAAATTCACCTGGGATATTATAAAGAATCTCTTGAGGCGGCTCTGGCCAGATTCACTTTTGAGGTGTGGTGTTCTCGATGGAAATGTGATTATAACTCAGAACTGGCCAAAGCAATCAAAGCAGAGTGGCCAGAATTTAGATTTAGAAAAAGGAGAACAAAATGAACTACGAAGAAGACATTGAAATTGATCCATCGGCGCTTGATGTAGAATCCCTCAGGCAAGCATCTCTGTTTTACCAGTACTCAAAGGCTGAAGCAGAGGCAAAAAATAAATACCAACTGGCCTGGGAGAAAATAAAGGTAATCCGGTCAGAACTTATATTGCAGGCAGCAGAAGACAAAGCCTTAAAAAATGCTCAAGCTGTTGAAGCGTATTATCGAAACCACCCCAAACATAAAAAGGCGAAGGAGGAATTGATTCAAGCAGAATACGAACAAAATATAGCGACCGCTGCCTGTTTTGCAATGCGCCAAAGAAAAGACATGATTGAGAACCTGACCAGACTTGCTATGGCTGATTACTTTGCCAGGCCATCCGAACCACGGGATCTTGCTGGTGAGTCAAACAAGAAGAGGGAAGAACAAACCGAGCGAGTCAGAGAAAGAGCTGGCTCAAAACTTGAAGGGAGGCGAAGAAGGAAATAGAGATTCGAAAGCATCGATATTGGCAATAGCCACTCAAAAGACATTTTAAACAATGTGTTTGTTTAGTCCAGTAAGTCTGCAGCAGTGCTCAGAGTATGGACAGCCCGATATGGTTAATTCCAATCGGGCCTTTTGGGTAAAAGTACAATGCAAGAGTGGCAAAATGGAAAAGCTAGGGGTTAGGCCCGTGTAAAATTCTAGATAGATTAACACGGTAGCTGCGCGTATCCCGACCGGTAGCGCACTGGTGTATGCAGGTTCGAATCCTGCCTCTTGCAGTATTAAAATTCTAATTCAAACATGGAGAAAACAACATGGCAAGACGTGGAAAAGTAGCAGGAAAGCAAAGGGCATCTATCCGGGATAAAGCTCGGCAGGCTGCAGAAAGCAAAGAAAGATCGAGTGGAGGGTTAGACACCCTGAAAGACCTGCCGGATAAAATTGAGTTTTTCAAGCCGAAGATGGGCAAAGGGGTTAAAGGTGAAAACTTCTTCTCAATTATCCCTTACGAAGTAAGTATTGATAATCACCCTTTTCAAACCCCGGGTGAGTTGTGGCATGAATGTACCTACTGGCGGCATACCGTAGGGGAAGGGCAAGACAGAAAAAGTTTTATCTGCCTGGCTTCTACCGCTCAAAGTACGGAAAAACGTTGCCCTATCTGCGAGTACAGGGCTGCATTAATTAAAAGCGGTAACGATCCTGAATTGGCAGACCAGTTAAAACCAAAACAACGGCAACTCTTTAATATCCTGGATCACGATGATGAGGATAAAGGTATTCAAATCTTTGAGATGTCGCCTCATATGTTCGGCTTTATGCTGGATGATGAAGAAGTGGTCCAGAGTGAGCGTAATTTTGATGGGAAGTTCTATGCTGATGTTCAGGATGGCCTTTCTATTATTGCCCGTTTTGATCAAGGTTCTTTTGCCGGTAATAAGTTCCCTGAGATTGCCAGAATTGACTTTGAAGAGCGTGATGATTTACCGGATGAGTTGATTGATGAAGCGGTGGACTTCGACGCCTGTCTGCGCATTCTTACTTATGACGAGCTGTACAAAAAGTTTCATGGCTTTATCGGCGCTGAAGAAGATGAGCCGGAAGAAGAAAAGCCACGCCGCCCTTCCAGATCATCCAGAACCAAAGAGGAAGATGAGCCGGAAGAAAAACCAAAAGGCAGAGAACGAACCAGAAGAACAAAGGCTGAAGAGAAGGAAGAAGAACCAGAACCTGAGCAACCAAAAAAGCGTGAAAGGAAATCCCGAAAAGAACCAGAGCCTGAGCCGGAAGAAGATGAACAAGGCCCGGATAGTAATGGCTGCCCCCACGGCCTGATGTTCGGCACTGATTGTGATACCGATGAAGTTTGTGACGACTGTGATGTATGGGAGGATTGCAAAGACCGCCAAGAAGAAATCGAAGCGGAAGGAAAGAAGGGTAAAAAAAAAATAGACTACTCTACAGGAGAGTTGCCCTTTTAAATAATATGGGCGGGGTGAAAATCCCCGCCTTTTAAATAGCGTGAAATTTATGCCAAAGAAAAAAGAATACTGGACCACAGCGGTTGCTATTGAAAAGGCCGCTGAGATTGGGGTCGAGGTAAGTTTGCCAACATTAATTAAATGGTGTGGGCAATATAATCTCGGGCTCCAACTTGGTGGTAAAGGTGGGAAATGGTATGTTACTCCGAATAAATTTATGGATTATATCCACAGCGGAAAAATAACGCACGAAACAAATTAAAAAGGTTATTTATGGAACGATCACGAAGAACGAAAGCCCCAGAAGCCACTAAAAAAGATATACCTCTTGATGAGCAAATGAAAAGAAGAATCAGGAGAGTTGAAAGGGAAAAGAAAACCAACTCTTTTCTTTCTACCGGCTCGACAATGTTGAATCTTGCTATGTCTGATAGTGTTAATGGCGGGTGGCCTTTAGGGAGGATCTCGACATTACCTGGACAATCTTCTGCTGGGAAAACAGTAGTGGTTTTAAGTTCCTTTTGTGAGGCTTGTTTAGATTCCAGGTTTAATGAATATAACTTATTTTATGATGACGTAGAAAGGCGCTGTGACTTTCACTTTAATAAACTCTTTCCGCCTCTTACTGATCGGTTGATGACTCCATCCGGATTACTTTATAAAGATTTACAAAATCATTTAGATGAATCAGGAATATCAACAACTATTCAAGATTTAAGAAACAGAATGCTGCTGTTGAAGAAGGAGGGCAAACCGTTTATTTATATCGCTGATTCGCTCGATTCCTTTAGCTCTGATGAAGAATTGGATAAAGAGCTTAAGAGAGCACTAGCCGCAGCAAAAAGCCCGGAGGCAGCGAATAAGATAGCAGGATCGTTTAATGCGGAAAAGGCTAAAATAACTGGCCAGATTTTAAGGATGATAAATGACCTGGTGGCTAATACTAATTCTGTTTTTATTTTGACTCAGCAGTTACGGCAGAGAATGAACCCAATGTTTGGGCAGGCTAAGTGGGTAACTTCTGGCGGTGAAGCTCCTTATTTTTATTCTCACGTCCGGCCTTATTTATCAAAGATTGGTTCAATAAAAGATTTAGGCTGTAAGACAGGGGTAAACACCAGATGCTCTATGGATAAAAACTCTGTAACCGGAAAGTTAAGGGATATAGAATTTGATATTTATTATGATATGGGTATTGATGATATCGGTTCGATGGTCAGTTTTCTATTGGAGCAGAAGCACTGGAAGTCAGGGTCGTGGATAGATGCTAACGATTTAGGTATGAGAGAGAATGGAAAAGATAAGTTAATTAGAGCCATTGAGGATATGGGGTTGGAGCAGAAGTTGAAGAGAATAGTTCAGGTTATCTGGAACAAAAGAGAAGACAAATTGCAACTTGGCCGAAAATCAAGGTATTGAAAGATTAGAAAGCGGTATCAATTTTGGAGGGTTAATAAAATGGAGTATATTACAATCCCAGTTATCACTGTTGATGAGAAAAAAGATCGAGAGATAGAAGATTATTTTGACACTAAAAAAGTAAAAACAAGAGAAGCCCAAAAGATAGTGAATAAGTGGAAAACTGAAAATGAAGAGGTTGAGATGTTACAGGGGATAATAAAGAGAGTGTCGAAAATCCACCCTCCAAAATTTAACCATTTTTGTCATGAATGGGATGGTCTTGAAATAAACGAGTATGACCCTGAATTTGGTGCGTGTACTTGTTTTAAATAATGCTAAAGCAGCACGCAAGACACCAACCAATAACCTTCTGAAATAAAATCCTATGACAATAATAAATAATATACTCTGCTTTTTCGGTATCCACAAATATGACTACAGCGGATTTAATGGCAGGGCTTATCGAAGATGCCGCTACTGTAACAAGAAAAAGCAGGTGTATCTGAAAATCTACTCCAAGTGGGTAAACTAAAGTATGAAGAAGTCAAAGCAAGCCATGTTCGAGTTTTTGCTGATTCCTGTCTCAACCCGCCTTCCTCCTTATCAGGAAGGACAAGTGTTATTAAAGATGGAAAATGGTCAATATTCAATCAGTACTATTCCTGATTTTCTTGCCCTTCAAAAGCGGTTGAGTAAGGAATTTTACAAGGACTATGAACCACATAAATATCCATGTACGAAATATTTTGCTACCCACTGGATGCGGTTGTATTAATGAAACGAACGAAACCGCCTATAATAAGTAACGAACCAAAACAACTAAAAACTACTGAAGTTTCTGTTTTAAGAAATCAACTCCTTGAAGAACAAAATTGGATATGCCCAATTTGCAAAAGGGAAATAAAAGATGCCTGCCTTGACCACTCACATGTTAAACGCATTAAAGGAACAGGGCTTGTACGAGGAGTTTTGTGCAGGACTTGCAACGTCTTTATTGCCAAGTCCGAAAACAATGCTGGAAGATATGGGATTAAACAAAGTGAATTGCCGGAAATCCTCAGATCATGTGCAGTTTATTTGGAGCAGCAACACCTCCCCTATATCCACCCATCAGAAAGACCAAAAAGACCGAGGCTTCAAAAGGCATCGTATTTAAAATTAAAAAGAGTTTATAGGGGCAAAGCAAAGTTCCCTGAATATAATAAAAAGACTTGTTCGTTAACGACAAAATTAGCCGCTTTATTTAAAAAATATGGAATAGAACCTACTTTTTATAAATAAATTACAGGGGGGCAGGATCATGAAAACCTTAATTAAAGGTATTGTTGCAATAGCAGCACTGTCCGGTTGTATATATCTTGAACATAATAATATATCAAGTTGGTTGTGGTTTGTCTTTGTCGGGATTTGTTTATTGATGATCCCTGTTTCTACCTCAAATAATAAAAAGGATAAATTATGATAGACACAGACAACTTATTTAAAAGATACGGAACATTTTCTATTTCTAGAAAAATGATTCAAGAGTATCCAAAAATGGTAATGAGGCTTATGAGTAACGTTATTATAGTTAAAGCATCAGCCGATTATTATACAGATTCTGTCCGATATTATGCCTATTCGGAGCATTTTGATTTAGTTGCTGAAGGATGTGGACCTGTCCGATACGATGTTAAAACAAATGGAATAGATTTTATGTTTATGGATATCACTCTATGATAACTCAATTAGAAATTAAAAACTACGAATCCCACAAAAACACCATTATCAACCTCCACCCCGGCCTCAATATAATCGTGGGGGAATCCGATAAGGGTAAATCGGGCTTTTTCAGGGCTTTCAATAAGTGCCGAACAAATGCCCCTTTGGGAAGTGGAATGCGACCCTTGTATTGGGAAGGGGATGGACTTGTCAAAGTAACTTTTGAGGAAGGTCAATCTGTTTCCTGGCACCAAAAGAAATCCGGCAACTTCTATCAAGTAAACGATTCAGATTTAATGAACGCGGGTACCAGTGTTCCTGAAGAAGTAAAAGCCATTTTTAATATGCAGGAAATAAATTGCCAAACCCAAATAGACAGATCCTTCTTGATGTTCGAGACAGCCGGGGAAAGAGGCCGGATACTTAATAAGCTGGCTGGCCTTGATAAAATAGATAGCACCATTTCCAATGCTAAATCAGATGTCAACAAGATCAAGTCAAACAGGAAGATTCAAACTGCTTTAGTAAAAGAATACCAAGACGACTTGATCAATTACAAAGAGCTACCTACTGCCCAAGAGCTACTTACTCAAGCAGAAGGGTTTGACCAGCAGATTCGTGAAAATAATCAAGCTATCTATTCAATCAGATTAAATTGGGAAAGAAAACAAGAATTGCTGAAGTCTGTTGAGAAGCTGAAAAGTCTTCCTGACCTTGAAAAACTTGTGGCCAAATCTCAAGAACTTCTTGCCGAGATAGACCAAAACGAAATTTTATATAATAAAATCAAACACACATTTGCTAACAAAATCCGATTAGAATCCTCCAAGATAGATCCAAAACAGCTTTCTGCTGTCTCAAAATTAATTTTTTCCAGTGAACAAACATTTTTTGAGTATAAAACCACAAAACAACGCTATAATAGTGTAAAGGGATTAATTGAAAGTCAACAGGGCTATGTCCAGGAAATAAAAATTCTGAATAAAAAGATTGCTGATTTAGAAAGAATAATTCCTGAGCAATGCCCAACATGTGGTTCAATAATCAAAAATGAGGGGACACTGGAAAATGGATGAAACAAACTCAACAACAAATTATCTGGACAATGAAATTAAAGAAATATTAAAGGCCCAAACACTACGATGTGTGGCAGCGGCAAAAATTGAACTCGATAGAGTTTGTTTGGCCAAAAGCACGATTGGATTACAGATTCTTGAAGCGATTGGTCGATGTGGAGATTTCGAGACATGAACGCCGTAGTTGTTGATTTTGCCAAAAACCGAATCAAGCAACTGGAAAGTGAAATAGCAGATTTAAAAAACATCATTATTGAATTTGGAGGGAAAAATGAGAGACATACGAAATCAATCAACCCCGTTTTTATCCAGGCTGCCCAAGAAGAGGATAGAGGATTTGAAATTCATCGGAGCTTTCCTGGGTTTTGCAGTAATGTTTTTCTCGGTTTTACCAGTGATTATTTGGGCAATAGATAACACGCTTATTTCTTTTGGATACTAACAAATGAATAAGCCAACTCAATTTCCACCAGAACCAACAATAATTATAAATGGCCAATTATTAACTTCATCTCAAGCCATGACTATACGTGTTGCTATAGGCTCTTTTATTTCCTCTATGACTAAAAATGGTTTGGGGAAAGATAAAGTAGGAATAGCTTTGGCCGCAGGGTATCTTGAAAGAGCCAGAGAAGTTGAATTGTTGTTGATCAAGTGAGTAGTTTAAGCAAGCGGCAAATCTATGAGTTTATGTATTATGATTTGCTCAGTAATAAATTAGAAGTTTATCTAATCCCTTCTATAAATCCAGGCAGGGCTAGCAACGGTTGTTGTAGTAGACAGGTGGCAACCAGCAACTCTGTCTGGTATCAAGACTTCTGTGGTTTGTTTTTAGATAAGAGAAAGAAATCAATAATTAAGCGCAAAAATATTTTAGAGCTTTTGAGCAGACTTAAAGACGGAAAAATTACTGAATCGAAGTATCTACCATACCTCGAAGACATTAATGAAACTTTAGGAAAAGAATTGAATATGAGCAATGACGACATGGCTTTCTTTAATGAATTTGGAACTTTTCCTGAACCTTTTGACAATCAATTTTAAAATGCCTTGGCTAACAGCAGTTCAAAGACAGGAAGAAGGAATAGCAGCTGGAAAGTTTGGTCGCTGTGGGAAAATGGTAATTAAGCCTTACGAAATTAAAGACGAGTATAGAGAACGTATTCTGCAAGAATTTTTAATGAATGTAAGGTTATCTATTTGCGGGTGTTGGAAATGGCACGGCAGGATTCATAATGGATATGCTTGTTGCTATACCCCAGAAGGAACAAAATGGGGGCATCGAGTTTCTTACGCATTATTTAATGGACCAATAAAAGAGCAAATGCATATTGACCATAAATGTAGGAATCGAATTTGTGTTAATCCGGGTCATTTAATCCAGGCAACTCCTGTTGAAAACTATCTTGCTATTCAGAGAAGAAGGTTGCGAGATATTAAAAGGATCCAGGAAGAAGCAGGCCAGATGACTATTTTTAATTATATGGAGAAGTAAAATGAAAAAGAACATACGATTTAAATTTGAAATAGGCCAAAGAATATTTATTCTTGGTAGGACTGGCGTGTCTGTAGTAACTGGTCGTGGCCAAATGGAATTTGCATCAGGAGGAAAGATGAACTGGTATTCACTTGAAGGAGCGCATCAAGGTCTTCACCCAGAAACTTCATTAATTACTACGGCAGAAGCAAATTCAATTAACCGCATTCAATAAAATGAAACGAACCAAACAAACCCAAATCCCTGATGCTATAATCACAGGGGATATAGAACTTAGGGCGCATACCCCACTCTGTCGACTTGATGACCATTGGACTGCGCAGGAGAGGAAAATCAAGTTCATTTCCGATCTAGCCAATAAATACAATTGCCCTATCCTTGATGGTGGCGATCTGTTTGACAAGAAGTATAAACAAAACCCCAATTACTTTCTTGTTTCTTGGGCAATTAGAAATCTTCCTCGGCCACTCTTTACCGTTCCGGGAAACCATGACTTGCCAGGCAAATCTATGGCTAATTATGATAGATCAGCTATGAAGGTTTTAGAGAGTGCCGGGGTTATCTCCAACAAACGATTCTTTGCTTTAAGGAATGAACGCAAAGTACAAATCCATAGAATACCATGGGGTGAACCTGTAGAACCTGTGGCGATAGAAGGAAACGATTTTGATTATAACGTCCTTTTGATCCACACAATGGTATATGACGACAACATGCCTTTTCCCGGATGTGAAGGATGGGAGAAAGGACAGTTACTCAGAATGTTTTCTAACTTCGATTTAATTGTATCCGGCCACCATCATGCTACTTTTACAGGATTTAATAAGAGGACTAACACCCTTTTAGTTAATCCCGGTTCTTTAATAAGAAATGATGCAGATCAGGAAAACTTTAAGCCGAGTATCTTTCTATGGTTTGCTGCCGAAAATCGCGTGGAGCAGGTATTTTTGCCTATAGAATCTGGCGTGGTAAGCAGATTTCATCTGGAAGAGGTAAAAGAAAAGGAAGAGAGGCTGAGTGCGTTCGTCGAGAAACTGGGGGAACAGGTTGTTACAGGAATTAATTTTGAACAAAATCTTCAAGCACTCTTAACGAAAGATATAGACAGGCGTATAATTGATAAGGTCTGGTCTTATTATGAAGGGATATGAAAGATTGTGGGTTGATAAATGAGAAACATAAAGAATTACAAAGACGAGGTTAAACCACTAAGTAAAAAAGAGGAGGCATGGATGAAGAGGTTAGAAAAAGCTCTTATGTCCTGTCCTCCACGACTTGGGTTGTCTACTATTGGTGACGCACAACTTTCTGTATATGACAGATCTGTTGCTGAAAAGTATGATTTAGAGCTGCAAGATGGTTTACAAGAAGCACAGGGGATTTATTTAGGGGAAATATATAGCTCTGTAAATATCGATGGTATTAGTGGATAATTATCAGGCCAACGACTAATACTAATTAACTATTTTCTGAAACAAAAGGTAAAACATATGCAAATAAACGAAATTGAAAAAGAAATAAAAGCCAATCAGGAATCCCTCAAGAAATTCCAAAAGCAGCAGGCGGGACTTGAGGGTGAACTGAAACAGGTTAACAACCAAATCAAATCTTTTGGTCTTGAAGAAGATACTGATATTGACTCTTATCTGAAAGAGCTGGAGACCAAAACCCAAGGAATCAAAGAGACGCTGGAAGACCTTCTTGACCAAATTCAGGTTCTGCTTGATAAGATAGAGGGAATTGATAATGAGCCTAATTGATTTAAAAACCAGATACAACAAACTTTCCGGAGCCAGGGATAAGATTCGGGAAAAGTTGAAGGCTGCCAAAAATAAACGAAGAGAACTGAAGCAGGAATTAAATGACGCTGAAGAAGCCTCAGCCCTCGTTCAATTATGCGCACAGCAAACTCAAGAGCAATTAAGATACCAACTCTGTGAGCTTCCCAAATTGGCTCTGTCTTCTGTATTTGATGATCCTTATGATTTTGACGTAAAGTTTGAGCAGAGAAGAGGAAGTGTTGAGGTGGATTTCTGGTTCGTCAGAGATGGGCAGCCTATTTCCCCGAAAGATAATACCGGGCTTGGCCCTGTAGATATAGCGGGGATGGCTTTACGACCTGCCCTGTGGTCTTTACAGAATCCTCGTAGCAGGGCAAGTATCTGGTTGGATGAGCCGTTCAAACATTTAAAAGCTAAAGAGCCAAACAGAAGGGCATTAGCAATGTTAAAAGAACTTTGTAAACCGATTCCAGAAAGACATTGGCCAGGATTACAAATTGTAATGATTGCTGATGAAAGAGCAACGCGCGAAGAAATTATAGAAGTTGCTGATCGTGTATTTGAATTTACTATACGCGGTCGACAAACTGTTGTCACTCAAATTATTTAGTAACAAAACATGAAAAATAAAGGAGGCAAATATGGTGCCATAGTTAGCGGTGGCTGACGAATCATAGAGAGTGGCTGATAATTAACATAACAAAATAATTCAGAATAAAACAACATAAACGTATGCTAGAAATAAAAGCCGGGAGTTTGCAATTCTTCCGGCTTTTTTTAAATTGATTGAGAGGGACAAGATGGAAGAATTAACTGCTGAATATGCTGAACAAAAACTCAAAAGAGTTTTAGAAAGAGTAGTTGAATCAAACAAAATGATAAATGATCTGGCTAAAGAACTGGAAGCCGCCAAAAGACTTCTTTGGACGGCTATTCATGTAAATGGCGGTGAAGTAAGAATCCCTGATGATGTCTTTATGAGAACAGAAAATAATCAGGAACTCGAATGTTTTTATGATAAAGAAAAGCATGAAACTGTATTAAGAGCCAAAATATCAATCCCAGAATTTAAGGCATCCGCCATCGTGCCCGGTAAGGCCTGATGTCCAGATGCACCCGAGCAGGATCAGTATATAACCCTATGCCGTACCTGCTCGGGTATTTCAAATTCAAATAGTCAAACACATCTTCTGCAGAAACCCCATCGACAATAAAGTCATTTGCCTTGCCAAACTGGTGTTGAGAATCCCTTGCTGCCCCAGGAGTCCGAAGGTTATGAGTAAAGCATCTATTCGGACCTGTTATAGTGATCCTTCTTCCATAGTGGTCTCTCAAATCCTGCATAACTCTATTCAGCTCAACATCAACAGTATCAAATCCACAACCACATCTGCAAGCATATTCACTTCTGGAAAAGTCTTTGGAAAGATCACCCATAATAAGGCCTTATTGTTGATTTCATATTTTACCTGTTGATAAATCTATTCTGCTGTAAACGGCTTATTTCTGCCGCTAGATCGCCATGTTCTGTATTTATAAAACAATTCTTGCATCCGAAGAGCATAGGTCAATAATACCTGTTGCAGGTCGTCCGCTGTTGTTGGTCGTTCACTGTTATCGGCAAGTATCCAATCCACAGTTGTTTCCGGAGGAGCATTGAGAATAACAGATGCATTAATAGTCTCTTGGATCCTAGCTCGGTCCTTATCTCGCACCTGCCACATGACGTCAAATACCTCAATATCCGCTATCTCAAGGGTATCTCGCAGTTTTTTGGCATCTTCAGCGTATTTTTCTTTCTTCAATGAACCATTAAATACAACCTTCATGCGGCCTCCACTGTCCAGGACTTTGGCTTATATGGGAATTGCTCGGCTGTAATGATATATGTCCCTGCTACTGGTGTAGAAAATTCAAAAACAGGGTCAGTTGGATCATCGAGAATAAATTCCTGACTATCAATCTTAACTACACAAGGAATCGGCAAAGGCTCGAACGTAACTGAATCGATACCATCGGCCTCAATACTTGGATATTCGGAAATTTCTGACTGACTGTGATCAGTTTCCATCTCTGGACGAGCAATAAAGGTTTCAGTAACGAAGTCGAAATAGTATGTGTTTATGGCAAGCCAGAAATCAACCACAACAAGGTCATAAAACTCCTGTTCGACTTCTATGCCATCAACCCAAAAGGCATCGTCAATTGCTTCTATTTGTTGATACCCCTCAATTTGACCGTTTTCTTTTATTTGTATTTTATATGTAGGCATAATATAATGTCCCGTTTGACCCCCCATATTCCTTAAAGGTGAAAGAATTAACTGTCTGGTCTGTAAGCCTTACAGCAAAAGAATCTGTCGCTTTGTCAAAAAAATGAATGACCACGTATCTACCTAAATTGTGCGTAATAGTTGCATACTGTCCAAACCCTATTCCTATTCCTCCCGCAGCTACAACATTCAGCCGATTGCCATTTATACGAGCCAACCCCCATATCTCAGTAACTGTTAAAGAGTTAGCTGCTATCTTATCAGCAGTTAATGTTCTCGTTGCTATGTGACCGCCAATTACTTGCCCAGCCATTATTTTAGCTGCAGTGACAGAATTAGAGGCTAATTGAATTGCTGTAATAGCGTTAGCAGCAATTTGATTAGCCGTAAGGGAGTTTGCTATAATTTTATCAGCAGCGATAGAACCAGTGGTTATTTTTCCACCAGATATAGTGGTTGTATTCGCATTTATTACCTCTGCAGGGTGGCCAGCCCAATAAGCAACATCAGTTGCCAAATAAGACCCGACAAATGAGGTATTATAAGAAGTATTGTTGGCTGTAAGATCAGCTTGCCCAACTCGTAAAACATCAGTCTGTAGAATAGATGTTTTTATATACCCCCCTGATATTATAGTTGAGCCAAGGTTACTAAGTTCAACTGCATCAAGAACCGCCAAATCGCCTAAATCACCAGAAACAATAATATCTGCTAATATAGCATCAGTGTCTATTAAGCTTGTTCGTATAAACCCGCCGGAAATTAAAGTGGATCCTAACTGAGCAGCCTCAACGACATCTTCATAAGCCAATGCACCAAGGCCCATATTAATCATTAAAGACGATACATTTATGAGTGATTCTTTTAAATAACCACCCTCTAACATATCCCCTATAAATAAAACATCAGCCAATAAAGTATCAGAATCTACTAAATTGGTCTTAATATAACCACCATCTATAATTGTTGTCCCTAATTGGGCTAGCTCAATTAATCCGGATAACGTTGTAGTTTCTACTCTAGGTTTCTGTTTAGATATATATTCTAAATGCCCTAACGAGCTTATTTTAAATATCCCGCCCTTTTTAACAACAGTATCTGCTGAAGGAGCAAATATAGTAGGGCTGGTAATGGTTGTCATGTCATCCCCTCTATTTCAAGTGAGCAGATATTTACATTTAATTGCGGCAAAACAATATTAAATTTACGGCACCACCCAAAAATAATAGTTGGCGCTATATTATCATCACCGATCCATAAAACATTAGTTGCTCTATATTTGGCCAGTTTTCTGTAAACAGAATTGAGGTTGACTTGATCTACCAATACATCAAAATTACCCTTTTTAGCAAACTCTCTGACTATTAATTTAGGAGTGCCGAAAGAATCAGTTTCTTTAACAGAATAATCTAAAATGCCAAGGTCAACCCCATATTGAGTAAAACCTAAGTCTTGGGGTGCTCCCATAATCAATTCTCCACATTTAGCTGGTGATGAAGAGTTAATTATGGTTATTGTAAACACTGTTGATTCATTCCAAGCTACTGTATCTCCAATTACAGTTTCATCAAGTTCTGATATAAGCATATCATCGAGATCAGAAATCAGAGAATTATCTATGATTATATCATCAGCAGCAAGATCTTTTATCACTAAGTCTGTTATTTCATCAGTAATATCAACGACCCTAGTTGTTGTAGGGTTCTCTGTTGTAACAATTACCTGAGTGGCCTCAACTTCTATTAAGCCTATGGCAGATATTTTTATCCCCGGGGTTATCACGTTTGTAATATTTCTTGCAACAACAGTTTGACTACTTACTTTATAGTCAAACATCTTCCATTTATTTGTCGTACCTACTCTTGCCCAGGAAGGATTTGATGAAGCAGAATCTGTTATAGGATTTTTTCTTACATTAGAATCAACTAACGATTCATAGATGCTGTGATCTGCAGTGGAAATAACCCGGTTACCAGTATTATAAACAGTCGTCCCATAGATAAATAAACCAACCCGAGCTACACAAGCATATATGTCCCCTGTATCAGAATTGACAGAAACTCCCGCCCACGCCCTTGAGGTTTGCCCCATAGCGATAAAACTTCCTAAACCACCTGTCTGTTTATAAATATCCCCGCCATTGACACAGGCGTAAATATCTTTAGTTATAGGATCAATGGTTATCCCTGACCAATTACGGGCGGTTGCTGTTATAGCGTTAAATGCTCCAGCCCCGGCAGTCTGTTTATAGATAAAACCGCCAAAAACACATGCCCACACATCGTTTGTAGCCGAGTCTATAGTTACCCCTGCCCAATTCCTAATCGACGCATCTACCTCTATAAAATCGTCTGCACCCACTCTTTTATAAATGCCACCACCATAAACACAGGCGTATAGATCACCATTAGAAGAATTTACGGCTATCCCTGACCAATCCCTAACAGTTTGACCAAGGGCATTAAAATAAGAATCCCCTAACGCCCTGAAATAAATATCTCCACCTTTTACACAGGAGTAAACAGTTTTAGTATTCTGATCAATAGTAATGCCTGACCATTTAATCTCTGTAGCCGAACAGGCATATACATCGGCCGTTAATGAATCGATAGATATACCCGACCACTCTAAGGGGGAGGCGTTAAAAGAATACATTTCTGTACCAACATCCGTCCACTCTTCATAATCATCTTCAGCAACATTGGACGACGTGATCATTTCCTCTGTTATTGTTAATGGCACAATTATTTCCATTTACGTTCCTTATTTAAATATCAACCTTCTTGACCCCAATAAGATCCATCTTCTTGTGTTGCAACTGTACCATCTTCCAGCAATATTGTAGAGTCACCGGTTTCACTGCCTATAGTATTTCCAACTACCTGAGCTTCACGCTGATAAGTTGGTATTTCCTCTACTACAGCCACTTTCATGACTGTTCCGTCTTGTCTTTCCGCATAGTCAGCAGTTTTTAAGGTATTCTTTGCTACTTGATACATGACAGCGTTCATTTCTTTCCTGAGTGCCTGTATTTCAGTAACCAATTCAGCATTAGTTTTATCGCTTCGGTTGTAAGCAGCAGGAACTATTCTTTCACCCTGATGAATATTTGCGGTCATGTCATAAGGAACATAATCTGTTCCTACAGCAAAACTCCCTGATATTTGATTGTTTATTTGGCTTTTGTATCTCTCTATCTCAGCCATTATATCAAACATAGAACCCAACTGAGCAGTCAGGTACATTATATTTGCGGGGTCAAAACTCGTTGATGAATAAGAATTGTTTGCATTACCAAATGAATTAGCATATGCGCTCATTGTAGAACGAAGAGCGTTTACATTTGATATCAATTCAGAAAGAGCTGTTGCTGTTTCAAAGGTCAATCCATTAGTTAATGACAACGCTATTTGATATTGTCTTTGAGCATCTACATTATTTAAAAACGCCTCTTGATAAACATCATCTAATTCAGCTAAAAGTTTAGCGGTTTTATCAGCTGAGGTTTCTAAAGTAACCCCGGCCTTGATAGCCAGGACTTCAAATTGAGCCAGCTCACTTGTTGCTTCTGCTAATTCTAATTGTGCATCAGCTATATCGGTATTTATCCCAGGAGAAATAGAGCCTTGAACCATTGACACTTGTGATCTAACCAAAGCCACTATCTTGTCATATTCAAGTCTATCAGCGCTGTTTGACTCAGCAGCAGCAAGTACAGAATTAGCTTGCGCCAAAAGATTATTCTGAGCTGTAGAATCACCACCTGCGGCCGCACTGGCAGTTATCATGAATTGCGCTTTTAAATTATCAAAGTTGGATTCTAAAGTTTGAAGATCTAAAGAATTTAAAAAACTATCAATCGATTTAGAGAAACTTTCTAAATTAACAGAAGACCTTTCGAGTAAACTGTTAACCTTTTCTTGAGCAGCATCTCTTTTAGAAACGGCATTGGAATACGCACTTTGAATATTATCCTCAGCAATTTTGACTGCATTGGCATATTCTTCTACCTGGTTTTTTATGGTGGCCAGTAAATCGCCAGCGGCTTCTTTTAAAAGACCGGTCCTGGCCCTCTCCACCTTACTGATATCAGATAGGGCGGCACCAGAGGCTTTTAGGGTCTCAATATATTCATCATATTGTTTGGTTAAATTGTAGAGGCTCTTTTCTGCATCAGACATTCCTAGTTTGGCTAATGTATCATTTATCGATTCCATTATTTCTTCAATAGCAGAATAAAGATGATCGGCACTATCGGCTAAACTTAATAATGTAACATACGCCCTTTGGCCTGACTCTGTAGTTACATTAAGAGAGGAAACTAAATCAGAAAAACCCTCCCTAGTAGTCGGGAAGACCAGGCCCAAATCAGCAATTGACTTTACGGTAAAATCTAAAGACTTTGCTAACTTCTCATTTTCTGTAGTAAACAATTCTATGTAGTTTTCGAAAGTAGCAACAAATTCATTTGTGCCCCCAGCTAACCCAACAATTGCTTGAGTTAAATCAAGTATATTGCCATATGTAGCGTTACCTGTTCTGCCTAACGCATCCATTACAACAACTTGATTGGTGTAAACCCTGACTGCTGTTTCAAACATTCCTTCAGATACTTGCTGGTATTTCTCAACCAAATTGCCTAATACGGCAGAGACGGCATTGTCAAAAGATGTTGAAATAGCTGCTTGTATAGCTTCTGTAATTTCTTCCCCATTTTTGCCCATTAAATTGAGTTTAGGGATAGTAAAGGCGTATGATAATGCTGTTGATAAATTTGCCCCTAACCCTTCAGTAAGTTCAACAAGTGTTTTACTCATCCCAGAAAATACTTGAGTAAAAAGTCTGGTTACATCTTCATCTGCAGCGGAATATTGAGTTGAGTTTTTGGTGCTGTTTCCGCCAAATAAACCCCCGAACATCCCTTTCTTTTTTGTTTCTATATCTTGATACATCCTAACACTTGCGTCACCGCCGTTAAGCAATGATCCTACTGTTGTTGGCGCGACATCTATTCCTGTTCCTGTTACAGATACTTTTTTGCTTCCCCACAGCCATTTAGCAACGGAGCTGTCCCCGAGAAGCCAAGTGGTGAGAGGGTCAAGCATCATGCTGAATTTTTTTACAGTTTCATTGACAGTGTTAGACAATGTCATTCCATTAAATTCTCCGCCGACACTTCTGATTAACCCTGTTACTAATCCGGTGATATTAGAATTTAAAGCGGTCATTTCTCGGTGAATAGCCCTTAACTCGGAGTACTGCTTTTCTTCAAACTCGCTTAGTATATCGGTGGCATTTTTAAGAGACTCAGAAGAAGCAGAAGGATCACCAAATACCGTTCCTGTAGTAGCAGAAGAACTCTGTTTGCCGGAAGAACCCCCACCAGAAAGAGAACCGCCTATCATGCCGACTATCCCGCCCATTATAGCGACCATAGCAGCAATCCTGGCAAAAGCGGTATAGGGATCACCAGAACCTTGATTAGTTATAGCCACCACAGCATTAGTTAAGGCTTTCTGGACGTTTATAGCTATTTCAGCTGCAGCAAAGGCCATTTCTAAGGTATGCATGGTCTTTCTTTCTTTGCTATTCTCATCAAAGAGTTGGCCAATAGTTCCGAATAAATTGCTATACCCGGATAATTGATCAGAGAGCATTGATGATTCAAGATCATCTAATTCTTTGAGACCTTTCTTTCTTTGATTAGCATCGAGTTCGGTACTTTTGGTTATTGCTTCCCTTTTCTTTTTAATTTCGTCTTGTAATTTGAGCTGTTCCTCAAACATGGTATTCATTTTAGAAACAGAAAGGGCGGCACGATTTACCCCATCAGCTATTTCATTTCCAAAAGATTGGCCAGAGAAAGTGGTTAGATATTGTAAGGAATCTACCTCTTTCATTATTTGCTCAGAAGCAAAAGCCTTTTTTAACTTTTCAGCTTCTTGCGCAGACAGGCCATAAGCAGTTCCCAACTCTTTTTGAATAGAGACTTGCTTATCTACTGCTTCGTTATATTCATTTTGTAATCTGAGCAATTCGTTTTGTTGTTGAACTTGCTCAGGGGCAGCAGCATTTCTTAATTCATCAGGACCGGTGGAACCAAGTTGGATATTCTCTGCCAACCTTTCTCTCTCAATTGCCAATTCTTTTGCTTTCTCGATGTTTACAGTCAGAGATTTTTCAAGATTATCCAGCGCTGTCCTATATGCTTCGGTAGACTGGGTTGGGTCCATATCTTTAAGGACAGCTAGAGCGGCATTATAATCCTTTTGCTCTTTTACTAAAGGGAGAAGTCTATCAAGAGTGGATTGGTAAAAGTTGGCATATTCCTCTGCGGCTTTTTCAGCAATAATAGCAGACTCCTCTTCCTCTTGTTGCTTTCTTAACTGAATCAAAAGGTTTTGCTCCATAGCCAGCCTTTCTTTTTCTTGGGCTATTAAAGCTTCTTGTGCAGCTTTTTCCATTTTTGTATATGTCCCGGTAGCTGCTTCACCAGTACTAGCAATTGCTCCTTCTGTCTTTTTTGTTCCGTTTTCAAGGGCCTCTATTTGAGTCATTAATTCTTTGATGGCCGTTTCCGTTTTGGCTATCTCTTCCGCACTTCCTTTCCCTACTCCAAACCATCCCTCTTTTAATCTATATAAATCCTCGTTCAAGCCGCCCATCTCTTCCCTGAGTTCAAGGACTTTATGTTTGTTTAAATTCTTTTCCCTGGTTAGGGTAAGTTGATTCATTCCTAAAATAACAGAATGTAGAGCTGTACCTATAGCCCCAATAGCATCAGCAACCGCGCTAAAAACAACAGCCATATCCTGTTTTACTATCTCACTATTAGCATCCCACCAATCACGAAGTTGACCAAGTACCTCTTTGATTCTTGGAGCAAGGGACGCACCAATAGAAATAGAAATCTCATTAACAAGATTTTTAAAAATACCAAATTGAGCGTCAAGTCCTGCTGCTGCCTTGGCCGCTTCTATGTTAAGGGCTGTTCCTTTCTCCTGCTCCTCTGACATTAAATTCATACTTTTAGCAATAGTATCATAATTCATTGCCATAGTCGGGAGAACCTTCAGAACTTCTTCCCCTTTTAAACCGAACTCGTCCAGAACCTCTACTGCGGTTGCCCCAGACTTGATCATTCCTCCCATACCTTTTAGCCAAGCTTGAAATACTCCAACAGCATCATCTTGGAAAGTCTTCTTTAAATCATTTCCGGCTATCCCTGTCATGGTAGAGAGTAGTCGCATTGACTCACCGCCAGTATTAATTGCTCCTTCTATTTCCCTCATTGCTCTTGCAACTACAGAGCCACCTAATTCAGCCCTGACACCAAGCTCTCTCATGCCAGCAGCAAGACCAATTACCTCATTGGCCGATAATCTAAAAGTGGAAGTGGCTTGCCCTATCTCAGAACCAAGCCAAAGAATCTCTGACTCGCTTGCAGCAGCGTTATTACCAAGAGCAACTAATACAGCCCCAAAGTTGTCAATTACCCCAATACCTTCTCCTGTAATAGTTAGGAGCCGAGCTATTTGTTTTGCCCCTTCTTCTCCGACCACATCAGTTGCTAATTGGAGTTTGGCCATGACCTCAGTAAATCTAGAAACGTTTTCAACCCCTTTTACACCGAGTTGACCAGCCGCCTGAGCTATCCCTAAAAGCTCTACAGTAGCAATAGGAAGCTCTCTTGATATTGCCTGAATAGCGGATTGAAATTTCACCATCTCTTTAGCTGTAAAATCAGTGGTCTTTTGAACCCCAATTAATCCTTTCTCGTAAGCAGCAAAATCCTTTACTGCCTTGACACTCATTGTAAGTATAGCGGCACTGATAGCAGTTATACCGGCTGCTATACCTACGGCAGCTATTTTAGCAGCATGAAGAGATTTTGCCATTGCTCCAGAAGCAGAATCAACCTTCTTAACCCCTTTCTCTGCGTTTTCTCCAGCCTTGCCTAGATCATTCAACGCTGATGTAGACGTTTTTACTTGTGTAGAATCGACTTTTATCTGAAGAGAGGTAATATCATCCATTTTTATCCTTTCGACTCAAGAAGGCCCTGTCTAGGGCTTTTATTGCTTTGACTTCCCAAACTGCTAATTTCTCGTTTTCCAATTCTGCCCAAGCTCTTATTTCTGAGTAACTGATTGTGTTTAAGCCAGCCATTGACGCTGTTCTCTCAGAGTTTAATTCCAAAAACCAATCCCACACATGAGCAGCTGATTCAGGTAGTTCCGGTTGGTCCTGAAGTTCAACCGGAACCTTTTTAGTGGCATTTGCAGCAACCATTAGATGATCACGCTTTGTGCTCCCGTCTTCCCCTTTTATATCAAACTCGAAGAAGGACTTGGCAAATGCCACTAAATCTTGAATCAGCTCTTTATAAAATTTTGCATATCTCCAGAAGCGTCATCCATCTGCCTCCGAATAGACGGGTATTTAGTATATAATGCAATGGCGTTGTCCTTACTAAAAGGAAGCAGTCCTTGACCATCAAAAGCGGGGACATTTTCCCAACCAGTAGTCAGTCTAGCCAGTAATTCAATTTCCTTTTCTTCTGTCATTTCAGCGGAATCAAGGCGGATATCCTGCCCCCTCTTTCTGGCCAACATGATCTTCCTGTTCATAGAGTCACGTTGTTCTCTTTCAAAAGTTTTATAAACATCAGAGTCACGGCCGAGAATAAAAATAAAGATGCCTGAACCATCACCATTTGGTTTCAGTAATTCTATTTTGGCGCCATTATTACAAGCAGAAACTGTATCAAACATTGAGAGGCTAAAAGATTGATTTTCCATGGTTTTCATTTCTCCAATAATTGGAATTTGGTTGTAATTACGCCTGGCCTTTTACAGCCAGGCTCTTATAAAATAAATCGTACTATTATGCTACTTTACTGTCTTGAATCGACATGGTAGATGCAACAGAATCAACAGCTGCTCCACCAGCAATATTTTCCAAGGCGGTCCAGCCCATAGTTGCGATCAAGCCTTTCTCGCCATCATCTTTAGAAGCGGCATCAAACTTAACCCTGGGGAAGACATAAACCTTAAACTCGGCATCTTTATCAGAGCCGGTTGTAAATGCGGCAATAATAGATACCTCATCCTCATCGATGAACATATCCCTCATAACCGCGTCCTGAAAATATACAGTAGCGTTGCCCTTGACATCAAACGCGCCAGGGAATAGGTCAGGATCCACGTTAGAACCTACTACACCACCAGGGGCGGTTACGTTGCCATTAACCGTAAAATCCAAGCCGGTAATTAAACCAACAGCGGTACCGTTAATATACAGAGCACCGTTTACGGCAGCGATATTACCACCCTCGGTAGCAGCTACAGGGGTAGTTAAGACTTGAGAAGTCCCAGCTGTCATATTCAGTCCCATAACCGAATAATCTACTGTTGCCATACCGGTTGCAGGAAGTTTAACGGCCATTTGACCTAACATACAATCAGTAAAAAGCTCAGATTGGTTGATATCAGAATGAAAATGCTCGATACTGTAGTAGTCCCGAGTGTGACTGGTTTGAGGAATCCAAGTCTTTTTGCCAACTACTGTGGCAGTTACGGCCGATCCAGCTGCCTCAGCAACAACAGCATCACCATTAAGGTGAATACCTGTCATTTGAGTAGCTGTGAGGGCAGTAATCAGAAAGTTGTTGGCATTATTTTGAGTAGCTGTAAAACCAGCCCAGCGGATAACATCACCAGTCTTGAACCCATTAGTCAAGAAGGATCCAGAGCCACGAACATATTGAGGACCAGAAGCGGATGCGGTCACATCAGAAATCTCTGTAGTGGTTGAAGCTGTCTGCCAAGCCTGCCTGAGCATAGAAGCCTCAAAAAGCTGATATACACCAACATTCAACTCTCCTGAGATTGTGCCGTCAACAGAGCGGATACCATGCCGAAAGTCAGAACGCTGTTGACTTAACTTAATAGTGGCAGAACCATAAGAGGCTTTCTTCAAAGCAATATTCGAAGAAGTTCTTGGGAGGGCTGTGCCGTCAGCCCCAGAAGCAGCAACTCCGAGGCCAGTCTGCTTTTTGATTGATAAAACTTTAAAAATACCAGATGCAATTGTCATTTGTTTTTATACTCCTGTGTTAGAAAAGAAATAAACGGTGACTGGGACCAACCAAAAGTCGCCGTTAACCCGGCCTTTAGAAATAGTTGGTGTCCTATTAATTACTACTTTTTGAGAGCCGGATGTTAATGTCCTCCCTCGGTAAAATGTTGAACGAATTAGATCAGCCCTTGCTTGTACAGTTGCTGTTCCGGCATACTTTGGATAATTTAAAGAAACCTGGAAAAAGCCTTCGTCTCTATATGGCCCGGATCCATAACCCAAATTATCAGGATCAGAAAGAAAGATATCTAGCCCTTGATACGGTGTACCAGCAATAGGAACAAAATTGACATTCTCCCAACTGTTAGAAATAGCTGGGGTCAACGCAGCCAAGGCGGACTGAATAGCTAAATGAACCAAGGCTGTAGACACTAGATCACCTCCTTTCTATTTGAGTTAACGAACTGAACCATAACCCCTCCTGACCTTTCTCATCATTTCCTTTTTGGCCGCCATAACACCTAGTCTAGCCATTCCTCTTGGTGCTTGTTTTGAATATCCGTATTCAAGTCTGTTTATATAAACAACGTTATTAGACAAATAATATACTTTCCCCGGAGCCGAAAGGGCCATAAAAGCCACCCCTGTCAATGCTGTTTGAGCTAATTTATCAGCCTGATTTGGGACAGAAGAATTTGGGGTACCAACAGTAGCTACCCAATTATTTATGGCCCAGCCAGTATCAACTGGTGTTCCTGGGCAACTTCCTCCGTCTCCAACTATTACATTTCTAGAGACATCAAGCACAAAAGATATAACAACCTCATCTATCGTGTTATTGGTCTTTTCGGCAAACTTCTTAATGTCGTCAGCAAAACTCATTTTCTACCCTGAACTTTATATAAAACTGTTATTCCTGATACAGCCACTATTTGAACATCAACAATATTGTAATTAACACTATCTAAAATAACTTTCCCGGTTGTTGCTGGAACAGCGGTTGATAAAAATAAAAACTTCCTATCGCCCTGTTGAATTACTGTTCCATCTATCTCTTTTACTTTGTAATTAACAGGAACAAGATCAATGTTTTCTGTTGTTGGAGTTATTATAGGATTAAATTCTGTGCCGGATACAGTATTGATTTGTAATTGCCCTTCAACCCCGACTTCTTCCAAGATTTCTAAAAAACCCTCTATAATATCAGCGGGAATAGTTAAATCAGCCATTAGCTTAATTCCTCATCAGGATTATTTGGGTTATCATTTAACCCTACATAAAAAACTGAATCAACCCTGTCAGTATTATCTATTACAGCATCCATTTCAGAAGCAGAGACACCAGTCAAAAGAATACCTGTGCCGACCGATCCGCCACCAATATATCCGCCACCTTCCCTGGCTCTTTGGTCATAAAATTTGGCTAATGCTGTGTAGTGCTCAAATTTCTGATTGTTGGCGATTTTAATAACGTCTATAGTAAGAGATACCTTTTTAGCAAAGTAAGCCGCCATGGCCCTGCAACAGGCTGATGCAGCCCTATAAATGTTATCTTCTATCGAAAGAATAGCTTCGATATCAGCATCAGCCATTATTGGGGTTAAACTGGTATCTTGAATCAAGACTCGTATTGTATCTAGTATTGCCATTTTAAGACCTATAAAAAGAGTGGTTACTGACTGTTTTTATCATGCGAGAACCAGCCGTTTATAATCATTTATATATTTTTCAGGAGTAGCTTTGCCCCCGGCATTGTAAAAATCGTCTGCATATTTTGCCATTGCTTGTGTGCCTTTTGGCAATAAGCCAGGGCATTGCAACAATTTAATCCGGCACATTATTGTGCTATAAATCGGGTTATATGTAAGCTGGTATTCATTCGATCCACCAACCCCACACATCGCCTCTATTTTTCCAACCAGCCCTGACTTGTAGCCAAGATATGACTGCCATATATCTTTTTCCGTGGCAAGCTCCATACCATAAATTCCACGAGCAGGTCCGCCACCGATTTGTTTCAAGTGCATACCTAGATAAGATTCATGAGCGGCTATCATCATCATCATTTCCTCGGCTTCGACAGACCATTTACTGATTGGTCGTAAGGAAAACCGAATAACTTCACGTAGACGATCGGGCCTAAACATTATTCAACCCTCTGAAGTTTTATCGCGCCATTAGGGCAGCCATCTTGTACCCTTCTTGCTGCCGCCCTGATTTCCTCATCATCAATTCTTATTTCACTAATTAACAACGACCCACCATATACAGAACGAAATCGAGGAAGGAGAGATTCACATGTCCAGCAATCTTTACATTTTTTAAAATCTACAGATAATTTGTACATGCTTACTCCCGATTTAAATTATTTATTATTCTCTATGTTCTTGACCAACAATCCAACCAATCTATCAAAACGCTCCTCAGCTAATTCCTGAACTTTTGCCAATCTCCTTTCATTCTGTTCATTAAGCAACAAAACTGCTTCATTTTGTTCTTGGATTAGTTTTTTAATCTCTATTTGTCGTTCAGCAGCATGGTTAAATTGCAAATTAGAGTTTGATTTTATCGAATCCATTCTTTCTATGCATTGCGGGAGTGTGACAGCACTAGAAAGACCTTTTATATCTTCTTCGCACTTGTCCACTCTGTTCCCTAGTTTTCCAATCCATGCTGCAAGAGCTATTGCCGACAAAACCCAACCTGCAACCATTCCGACAATAGAGATTATTTTACTTTCCATTATTTATCCGATAAAGGTTCTTTAGTGACCTGTCTCATAATAATGCCAACAAGTGCCATTATTCCTGCAGCTGCCTCCGCTCCAATCTCAATGCCAAAAGTCGGCAAGATAGAAAGAACAGCACCACATACAACCATAACCTGATTTGTTTTCGACGATACTTGTTGTTTTACTGTTGGCATTTTTAATCTCCTTTATAAAATTCATCACCAAAAACTTTAACAAAACTGTAAATTACATCTGCCACAATTGGATTATTACTTGCATCTACACACTCATGTAAACTATAATCGGCTTGCTCTTTGCTTATTCCATAAATATACCCATAGTGATAATCGAAATCATGTTGCCAGCAGCAATCAGAATAATTTCTGACAAAAAACATTCCGGCAATAGCTTTAACAACTGCTGGGCTTGAACACTCATCTGTTTTAGCTTTACTTGCTTTCCATAGGGCTATAGCTGTACTTCCGTTCAGGCTGTCAATTTGCTGTTCGGTCAAGATATATTGTTTTTGTGGAGAACAGCCAAATAAAAAGGTAATTACAAGTATCGATATTATTTTTTTTATCATGATTGACCCCTTAGTTTGCAGCAGGAACATATGCCTTACCTTCAGAATTTTTATAGAGCCAAAAAGAACCAACTTCAGCAGCAGCACCGCACACCGTATCTGATCCGGAACAGTCTTCATCTATCCCATTACCACATACTTCAGTTACTCCAGGATTGATAGAGACATTATTGTCGTTGCAGTCAGCAATCATCGAAGCAAAATGATCGTAGGTATAATAATTTGTTGGGCAGGTTTCAACGGATTGACTCCCTGACCCTGGATAGAGATCATTATCTAGATCGGGGTGGCAGGTTAGGACTTCTGGAGTGCCCTTCTCTGTTGTTCCTATGTAAACATTATCAAGCCACATATACCAAGTTGGAGTAGTACCAGTTAAAAACCCAACTCCTGTGTCAGGTCGGTATTCACGGACGTATCCACCAAGCTCTATGCTATGGAAGCCAGGTGAGGGATCTATAGGTGAGGGGTTACTATCTTGGTTAGTTATATGGGAGTGAAGAGTTCCATCAAACCAGACCTTGGTTTCCCCATTTCTCGTACCAGGGTCGGCCCGTTTCACCATTACCTCATAATGACGCCATACATCGCCCCTCAGGTCGATCACCCCACCTGTTCTCTCCCATATCGAGCCACAATCGTTATATGTCTTAGGGCCGGACCATGGATCAGAACAGTTTGTATCTCCATAGTAACTGACTCCAACATTGGTTTGTGGACTAGCGTCAGGATTTATTCCAACAGTCATATTATTTGACGTAGGAATGGTATCCGCGAAAAGCTTAATAAACTTACTACCACCTATTGGCTCATTTTGTATTCTAACATCAAACTCAACCCACCAAACACTAGAGGCGTATGAGCTGACATTAAGTGTCAGGGCCTTTCCGGCGGTTCCCGACTCGCTAACAGTTAGTCTTGCAGCCGGGGAATTGCTCATGCCTCCCGTGGTCTGAATTGACCAGAAACTTTGTGCTCCAAGAGGGCCAAAGCTGCTATTATTGAAGTCATGATTTACAACAGTTTGCGCCTGAGCAGCTATAGGTAGTAAAATTAGTGCTACTACATGTTTCCACATTCTGGTATTACCTCTGTTGAGGCTTCAGCTATGTCTATTAACATGGCGTTGCTACTGTATTGTGCAAGATAGATGCGATTTACTGGTAGATAGCCCGTCCCATTAGTTACTGAGATAGTACTGCCATTAGCTGGATTGGATGTATCGCTGACACTTACAATATGTTGTCCGTCATTAGCTCCTACACCTGATGCTATCTGAAACTTCCCACATACATAATGCGGTACCCCTGCGGCAAATGGGGTTGGGTCGGAGGTCGGTGCTGACCCATGTGTAGCCCTAAAGCCTGATGATATATGAGTATATCCCTGGCTTTCCAAAGTCCCCTCGGTGTCGTTATAGAACCTAAATCCGAAGGGGCCTGATGTATTAGTTGCAGATGCTTGTATTAAAGCTCGGTAGTAGATCACGCTGGCATCAGCAAAGTCTGGTGAGACTAAAGCGTTCATCTCCGCAGCATTATTATGTACCCTTGCCGACTCAGTGCCCTCAAGAACTCCATAGACGGTACTATCGGTTGTAACTGTACCTGTTGGTGCAATGATTGTCCAACCACCAGCCAAATCTTCAACTTGTGTTAAGTTAAAATCGAGATAAAATAATTGCCCTTGCTCTACAGTTTCGTCATCCCAATCGACTAAACCAGTAGAGTCAAAGTACTTCCAGTTGGCATTGGCAAAACACTCATATTTTCTCAATGGGACTAAACTGTAGGCTATTGTCCCTGTTGTGCATGGGGAGTTGGAGTTGATAGGCACACTAACTACGGATGTACCTATCTCGATTGTATTAATCTGAGTTTGTAAATCAGCTATTTCAGAGGAATGTGGAACTTGTATAATATCTCGAATATCCGTTTTATCCGTAGCTCCAAGTAATTCTTCAACATCAACAGAAACGTCCTGCACATCCGCAGTATTCTGCTTACTCGCCAAGCCAACACCAACGGCGGCTTCAGACGGTGCAGAAGAGGTTGATCCTGTCGGTTCAACTGTCTGGACAACATTTACCGTCCCAGTTCCAACATTATCGAGAACAAATTTTCTGTTAGTCGCCTGCATATCTGTTGTAGGGGTAGGCACTATTGGGGAAGAAGAGAATGTCTTAACCCCTGCAATTGTTTCGCTGCCCGTTTTCGAAGTAAACAGTGTTGCCATAAAAGCCCCGAGCTGAGTCATAGTAGCTTTCTTTGATGAGCCACTATCTGATTGAGTGGTATCAGATGTATCCGTAATACCAACTAAATCAGAACTTGCTACAGGTTCTATTTGGGCATCCCACGATGTTAATCCTTGTCCTGGCGCAGCAAAGGAGTAAGGCGATGTCAGTAGGATTAGACTGGTAATTATTAAAGGTTTCTTCATTTCTTCTCTCTATTAAAATTCATTTCTTTTTTTTATCTGACTCCGCTTATCAAGGTTCAAGCCCTTATTCTCCAGCCACTGAAATCAAGTAATGCCGAGAAGTCTAAAATATCTGAGTTAACATAAAATGACAGATAGTATTTTCTAATCCATCACTCTACTGTTTCTACGAAATTCACTGGGTTCGATGCCCCTGGCACTCGGAACGCTCCTTTACGAAGTCCTTGCACGGGTGTTTCACATGGAGGGCAACTTCCCCCGCAGTCTATTCCTGTTTCATCGCCGTTTTGGGTGAGGTCTGAGCAGGTTGGCTCAGCGATTTCGTACGGCGGATATGGATAGTCCATGCGGTAGGTGTCGTACATGTAGCCTATCAAACCTCCTGGACGTGATCCCGACACTTCACCATGCACTGCATACCCAAAAGGATCGGGATCACCATTGGTTATAGCCATATACCGATCAGCATAGTCAAGAAGCGATGGGTTGTTCCAAGCAGCCACACCCCCTTCTAACAGCCTTACAGCTATCGATATTCCAGGGAAGACCCCTCCACCGTTACTTATAGTTCTATATGCAGCGGTCCATGAAGAAGTTGAAGAACTAAATCCGTAAAAACCCTGACTGGCCCACTCTGGCATATCTAGCATGTCTTGGGAATAAGGTAGATCAGTACAAGATTTATTAGCTCTTTCGCAATAACCTATCCACGTAGGGTTATTAGTCATGTCAACTAAAGCTTGGTCTACGTAAAAAGTAGAGTCCTCGGAAAAAAACACCATATCGCTTGGTGCGCTTGTCCCAGTTGTGTATCCATCCTCGAATCTGCGCTTACCGCTTTTAGCTAAAGCGTCTAGCATATCCGTGGCATTAAGCAATACGGCAGCATAAACAACAGGCAATTTGTAACCTAAGTTTACACCCGCATCAGGAGCAAACCCACCCCCGGCCCTTATAAATCCAAAAAAGTCTATACCCATCTGGATTATATTAACAGCCATCTGTTCTTTCTCAGCTTGTGGATAGTTTAAATTCATCATTAACGCCATTGGCACAGCAGTGTAGTTTGACCAATAATAATTATCCTCTATCGTCATGGGAGTGATAAACCTGGTTTCCCACCCACCAAAAAAAGTGATTGGCCCTGTGGTCCTGTCTATATAATTGGTAGAATTAGGCTTACCTGCGTACTCAATATTTTTAAGCCCACTTAAATCAACAGTTGACCAATTATAAAAAACTTTTTCTCCATACCAAGATGGTCGAAAAGTCCCCTCTGGTGGAGGGGAGGCAACAACCGTTAGTATCGCCACTACTTCAACATAACTCTCATATACTGATAATCCGGCATCCGGATTACTGATAGAAGACAACAGAGAATCACCACTGGCCAATACAAGAGGTGTCTCTGAGCTTATCCCGATCCCTACGTTTTTGGTTCCATCGTAGTTTCTCTGACCATCAAATCCTTGAGGTTTACTGCTCGTATTCAACATCGACCCATTTATATGACGGGGTTGTGCATTGTACGATGGATCGGTTGTATACTGGTATCCAGGCGTTATATTTATAATATTAACTCCAGTTCCAGGGTCAACCGCCCAGTAATCCCCGTTGATAAATTGTCCAACAGTATGGTTTTGAGAAAGGCTCCACGTTATACCGTACTGCGTTATACTGTCGCACGATTCAGTAGACCCTTGATTTATTATTGTAGAGCAAGCTGCCCCCCACGTTATATTTGGGACAGTAAAAAGGGCCAGCAGAATAAGTAATTTATTCAACATATGATCCCATCCCCCAGTCGTCAAATTTAGCTGAAATACCCGTATTAAAGCTGTGACCCAATACTAACCCAACTCGTATACTATTGGGAATACTATGGGTAGTATCCGGGGATGTATAAACCAACTCACCGTCTAGATATACATACATATTGGTTGATGTTATCCTGTGTGTGATCATATGTTCAACTCCACGGGTTATTACAATAGATTCATCCAGGACCAATACCATGTCGGCACCGTTCCACTTAAGCTGCAAACCGCTAACAGTTGCTGCGCCATTGTAGAATCGTGACAGTGTAACAACACCTCCTGTATTGACTGATCTAAAATTACTGCTTAGTGCAAATTTAAAATTAGTTGCATAGTCCGTAGTACCTGTAAAAGATTTACTCATATATGGCACAATCGTTACCGCCTCATTAATATCTATCTGAGCGCTGTAGACACCCGAAAGAGGCTCAACATCTGAAACCGTAATAGTAGAACCAGTAGGTGTGTTAAGAGTCAAATCCCCTGTAGTACCATCTTCAAAATCATAACTAAAATCTGGAACGATACTCCCTATCGTTGAGGCAACAGTCTCATTCAAGCTATTGTCAATACTCAACCCACTAAACGCAATACTCTCATTAGTTGCAGTGTCAATAAGAAAACCCTGTGCCCCTGCCATAGTTCCAGTGTCGTCAGAATAAACAGGAGTTGAACTAATACAGGGGGAATCTGTACCAGTAAAATCGGTGACAGTTCCGGCATTCGCCCATGTTGCTGTGAGTTTAGTGCAATCGACCGTTGATGTTTCAGAAGCGGTGAAACTGTATTGTAATCCAGTTGAGTCGGTTGCGAATGAGCTTGCTGTTGGAGCAGTTATGTCAAGCGTAGCTTCAAGAGTCATTGCAGCACTGGCGTAAACCGTAGCTCCTGTTCGGCATCTTAATATAAAATCAGCAGTGTTCCAGTTACAAGCTCCATCATCAGGATTGCCGCTTGCAACGTGAGAGATTCCGCCCAATCCAGTAGTATCAATTGACACCTCTTTCAGCGTGTCATCGTAAGATAATGGTTCTACGAATGATACTTCGTCAGGGGTAACAGGCTCCCAGGAATCACCGTCCCACTCTATTAAATCGCCTGCTGCGTTACCATCTGTAATGCCACTGCCTGTTACAGCAATGTCACCAGGTCCAAGAATAGAGGTGCTGTTGACTGTCTTGATATTTGTGCCACTAACCAAAGTGTCTTGCTTACCGCTTAAATCCTGATCTCCTGTATTAGTTCCAGAAGTATTTCCCAGAACAGTTTTTTCGGCATCAGTTACATAATTATCATCCGCGCCTTTAAGTGGCTCAACAGCAACCCAGGCGCCGTCTTTCCTACCATATACAGCCCCATCACTTGGAGCATCAATAAGGCCATCAGTGCCGACCAAGCCAGACAAATCAACGGTCGATGTATTCCCGCCAGATAATGTTAATGTGAGGATATTAGTCGAAGAATTTAAATTAAATGCAGTGACGGTTTGAGCATCTGTGTTATCGAGCAAAGTAGCAACATCCACTAGAATCGTTGAGGCATCTGCCAAAACAAGGGTTAAAGTATCCCCAGTTACCGAGCCGGAAACTACTTTATGGCCGTATAACTCATCATTATTATCATTCTGCAAGGCAAAGTTGGCAAAATCAGTAAGCCGCCAATCTGCTCCCTTAGATGTTCCTGGTTGCCCATCTAACTCTTGTACAGATTCAAAAAGTGTTTCCTGAGCAGCCAAAGACCATGAGGCATTCAGCGAACATAACAGGATAATAAATACATACCAAATGCGTCTCATAGCATCCTCATATTAAAGTTGTATCAATTTCATCAATAGTCATTTCGTCGACCTCAGAAATTAATAAGTCGTCGAGATTAGGCACCGCTGCAATATTTTCCCCGCTGTTTTCAGAAACAAGAACACTCATTGGCTGATAGACAAAGAAATCATCATACGATTGTCCAAATGTTATCTGCTGCTGTTGGAGTTGATCCTTCATTGACCTGGATTACAAAGTAAGGGAAAAATCCTGCCTGTGCAGGCATATCAACTGCAGCAGTCCCATCAGGGAAAGTCACGGAGATATTTCCAGCAGTTCCTATCCACAACCCCCTTGACGGTGGATCAAAAACTATATTATCATTCGGAGTAACCTTTGTTGATCCGAACCCAGGCATAATCATTCCAGCGTAATTTCCTATCATTATAAACTCCTTTTATTTAGTTATTTATAATGATACTTATACGCCGATCAACTCGACCATAAACTTACCGGCTGTATAAGTTCCTGCTGTCCCACCTTCACCACCAACAAGATACAGATAACTATTTGCAGCAGGTAGGCCAGAAAGTGCTTTAGTTACTCCAAGCGCCCATGCTTCTCCGGCAGTAACAAGTGCGGTTTCTACCAATGCCTCTATACCGGCATCAAAAGCACCTGTTCCTACTGTAGCCGAATACAAATCAATATCATCAGCCCCTGTGGCGGGAACTTCAAGACAAGTCATTGTGCCGCCGATAATAGCTCCATTAACTGCTGCGGTAATTTGACCTATATGGGCCGCGCCGGTATTTCCGATAATATCCAGATCAGTAGTAGATGATTTAGCGCCTGTCAGATCAATATAAATTTGGGTCTTAATAAAATCCCCATCTTGCTTAACAGAGTTTTTATATACAGTACCAGTACCGAGAAATCCAGCAGCAGGGGCCATAGATGATACAGGGACAGCTTCCGCATATATCTCTGTGAAGTTGGCTTCTATATTAGCCTCATTCCACGGAGAACCTGTTTCAATTGCTTTTCGTGTCATTATTCAAAGTCCTTTTTGAGTGTAGTTTTAGCCCGCCGACGAGGTGTTTTAACTTTTTTCTTGGCGGGTGGTTCTTGTTCTTCGATTCCTTCTTTTAAATCAGCCTGTAGTGCGTCGTTTTTAGAAAACCTATAGTCTAGCACTCCTTCAGGCAAATCTTCATCAGAGGGCCAGGAAATAGCCATTCTGACTCCCTTGACGTTTTTGATTATTTTGGCCACTTTTGATGACTTCAATTGGCTCATCAGCCTCTGAGAAACTAAAGCCTTTCGAATCAGTATCCTTTGAGATAAAAGTTTTTCGACAAAATCCAAATCCAGTCCTTCATATTCAAAGTCATCGCCAGGTTTATATCGAGTTGATCCTACATCAAGTTTCTTCAGTACAACCAACTCTTCTCCAAATTCAAATCCTGCCATTGTTTTATCCTCTTTATAATTTCAGCCAGGGGTAAGTTGCATTACCCCTGGACTATTGTATTTTCACTACTATTCCTGTTTGTCAGATTAGTCGGCCACAACACAGGTATTGAAGAAGTAACCAAGGTCAGCAGCAACAAGCTTTTGGTCAAATGCACAATCAATTTCCACTCGATCAGAGTTAAGAGGATCCATGCGGAAACGCTTAATACGATTTCCCTGATTACCAGCGCCGATAAGACCAGTCCAAGAGAAAGTGTACCCTGCGGTCGGGACCATAAGGCCGGGAGAAGGAGCAGAGTAGCAGAGTAGGGCGGAAAGGGGGTCGCCAATAAAGCTGTGGGCAAAATATCCAGATTGTGGAGGATGAGAGAAATTTGTAGCTTTCTCAGGCTCGGTGTTCTTGATTGCCTTCATGATAAAAACCCGCTCAATCTCAAACAAAGCCATAAGGGCCATCAAGCCTGCCATTGCTGGACTTCCTGTAGTTTGACCATACTTAACACGATCAATAATGGAAGGATGCTCGGTCAAAATATCATATACTTTCTTACCCAGAACCAGAGTATTTGGCTCAAACCCAGTATCAGCAAGCATATCACGCTTAGCATCTTTTACATCGACTATTGGGGTAGAGTTGGCAGCGCTCCATAAAGTAGAAGGGGTTGCGTCCGTTCCCCAAACACCAGTAACAAAATACTTACTGGCCCAAAGTGCTTCTCGCTTGATCAATGCTTTAGAGGTAACATAATTGGTGGCATCACGGTCAGGTTGAACAACAGAATCAGAGTTAGCCCGAAGCTCATCGGGGATATCTTTGTGGAATGCATACACCTTACTGAAATATGTTGGTGTATTGTCCAACTTGTAAGATCCGCCTGCAGATTCGGTGCCCGGTGCTCTTTC